TATTATTATATTTGTGGTAGTAAATGTCGTACCATTAAATGTTAAGCTATTACTGAATGTTGTTATGCCCGGTGATGACTGATATGGGATTTGATTAGCAAGTCCATTTGCAATATTTGTAGCAGTAGTAGCAAGTCCGGTAGTTAGACCGCTCGAAGACACCCAAGAGGGCAAATTTGAAACGACTTCTAATATTTGTCCATTACTACCAATTGGTAATGTAGTTGTCGTACCATTTCCGCTTTGATAAACTAGAGAACCAGCAGCGCCACCTATAACATTTGTAGCAGTTGTGGCATAGCCAACTTGAAAGTTCGATGTATTAGCTAGTGTAACAGCAGTTGTTACTAATGTTGCTGTATTAAATGTTACAGCAAACCCTGCAGTCGTTGCATAGCCTACTTGGAAATTTGATGTATTAGCTAAAGTGACCGCAGTTGTTACTAATGTTGCTGTATTAAATGTTACAGCAAATCCCGCAGTAGTTGCATAACCTACTTGGAAGTTTGATGTATTAGCTAATGTAACAGCAGTCGTTACCAATGTTGCCGTATTAAATGTCACAGCAAATCCAGCAGTTGTGGCATATCCCACTTGAATAGTTGAAGTATTAGTTGCGTAAACATTTCCGTAAAAATTAGTAGCAGTAACATTACCGCCGACATATACGCCTCCACTAATACCTGCTCCACCGTGTACTATTAATGTGCCAGTTGACGTTGAATATGTAGGAGTATTAACCGAATTAACTATCATCGCTATATTAGCAGGAGTTGGCAATGAATTTGTATTAGGATCTGCTACTACAAATTTAATATTGCTTCCTGTAGTAGCTGTACCTAATACTAAACTACCAACTCCACTATTAATTCCTTCGCCGACAAGCAAGTACCCATCATTTGGTCCTAATGCAGTACCTAAACTACCTGGTTGAGTACCGTCCCATTGGCTACTAGTAATACCCATATCAATAAAGCTATTAACTGTAGTAACATTATCTGCACTGGCAATAATATCTGTACTAGCTTGATTTCCGGAATTAATGTTTTGAACATTAATTTCCATATAACCATTATAATTGCCAGTAGCCTGGAACATAGTCTGCGGAAATACAGATGGGGCGTTGTATATTCCGGCATATAAAGCACCATTACCTATAGAGTCCCCATAAAATGTACCACTATTACCAAATAAAGTAGTTAGTGTAATATTTGTAGCAGTTATATAACCGGTAACATTCATGTTACCTATATAATAACTATCACCATTAATAACAAGACCAGAGTTTGATGCTATTCCTCCCGATACATATAAAGCGTTACTACTAAAAGAAGAAGTACTGGATAAAGTACTTGTAACATTAACTCTCGGTGATGATAAAACAGTACTATTGAAAGTAAAAGATGAATTGAATGTGGTCTGTCCAACGCCTAATTGATAGGGTATCTCATTAGCAATACCTCCAGCAATGTTAGTGGCGGATACAGCATATCCAACTTGTGTATTACTGGTATTAAGAATGTTAACAGCAGTTGTGACTAATGTTGCTGTATTAAATGACAAGGCATAAGTGGCAGTAGTAACTAATGTTGATGTGTTAAATGTAACAGCAAATCCTGCAGTAGTTGCGTAACCCACTTGTGTATTACTTGTGTTTAGAAAATTAACAGCAGTTGCTACCAATGTTGCTGTATTAAATGATAACGCATAAGTGGCGGTAGTAACCAGTGTTGCTGTATTAAATGTTACAGCAAAACCTGCAGTAGTTGCATACCCTACTTGTGTGGTACTGGTATTAAGAATATTGACAGCAGTTGCTACTAATGTTGCTGTGTTAAATGTTACAGCAAATCCTGCAGTAGTTGCGTAACCTACTTGAATAGTTGCAGTATTAGTTGCATAAACATTACCATAAAAATTTGTAGCAGTTACAGATCCCCCAACATATACATTATTACCAATTCCTACTCCGCCCGCAATTACTAAAGCTCCGGTTATAGTTGATGTTGAATCTGTAGTTGCTGTGACTGCTATATTTGTAGTGGTAAATGTTGTTCCGTTAAATATTAAGTTACTGCTAAAAGTTGTAATACCCGGCGACGCCTGATATGGAATTTGATTAGCCAGTCCATTTGCAATATTTGTAGAAGTAGTAGCAAGTCCGGTACTTAGACCGCTCGAAGATACCCAAGAGGGCAGATTTGAAACGACTTCTAATACTTGTCCGTTACTACCGATTGGTAATGTTGTTGTAATACCAGATCCATTTTGATAAAGTAATGACCCTTGGGCACCTCCTATAATATTAGTAGAGGTAACAGCGAATCCTACTATGGTATTTGATGTATTAAGAAAATTAACAGCAGTTGCTACCAATGTTGCTGTATTAAATGATAAAGCATAGGTAGCAGTAGTGACTAATGTTGCTGTATTAAATGATAAAGCATAGGTAGCAGTAGTGACTAATGTTGCTGTATTAAATGATAAAGCATAGGTAGCAGTAGTGACTAATGTTGCTGTATTAAATGATAAAGCATAGGTAGCAGTAGTGACTAATGTTGCTGTATTAAATGAGTATGCATATGCAGCACTAGTTGCTGTAGTTACCAGTGTCGCTGTATTAAATGTTACTGCAAATCCTGCGGTTGTAGCATAACCCACTTGTATAGTTGAAGTATTAGTTGCATAAACATTTCCATAAAAGTTTGTAGCTGTTACATTTGCAGCTACATATAATCCACCTTGTATTCCAACTCCACCTGCAACATTCAATGCACCGCCAGTTGCATTAACAACTCCTGTGGTGTTAGTAATTGTGAATATATCTGGGCTGGTTACTAATGTCTGCGTAACAGTGGTATAATCGATAGTTAAAGTTTGAGCTACAATGTTTGTAGCAGTAATCGTACCGCCTACATATAATCCGCCGCCAATACCTACTCCACCTGTTACTTGCAATGCTCCTGCAGCATATGTATTTCCTTTAGAAGCATCAGCTCCAGTAATTTGAATATTAGTAGAAGTTATAGTACCAATTATATTGAGGTTTGTAGCTGTTGCAATTCCGCCTATATATAATCCTCCACCGATACCCACTCCACCAGAAATTTGTAATGCGCCTGAATTAGTGGAATTTGTGGGATTTAATGCAGTTATATAGATATCATTATTAGTAGTTGAGCCGCGATTAGTAACACTTTGTAATGTACTAATATCCCAAATTATAACATCACCGGTTGATGTACTCACTACGGTATCTGTGCCTGCCGTAATGCTAGAAACATTAAAATTTTGTACGGTTGAAGTAGTAATTACTGCTGCACCTGCAGAGTAGAGGTTCTGCGCCCACAGGTCTTTGCCTACTCCGACACCGCCTGCTACAATCAACGCTCCGGTCGATGCTGAAAATGCATTAGTTTGTGAAAGTACTGTGGCCGTTGTTGTGACCACAATTCCATTCTTGACTAAAAAGTCTTGATTTAGTGCCATTAGTTTCCCTTTCCACCAACAGGCTTATGTTTGCGTTGTTGTGTATTTATGTATTTTTGGAAAACTGTATTAACTGGTAAGAAAATTTTGAAATTACACGTAATTTTCAGCAATAGTTAGGATTTTTTGACACACAACCTGTATAGTCATATTTGTTGCTGTGGATGGAGTAAATGTTACGATTGCGTTTGGTCCAACAATAGATCCGTTGAATACTCCCAGTTGACCATGATTATCTATAATACCATATTCGGTCATATACACATTTCCGGAGCCATCCTGAATAAACAACAATTCTGCTGCCATTACATATCCAGTATCAACTATCTGCATTAGATATTTGGCAGTAGTATATGTAGCAGTACTCCAGGTATCAATAGTTACAGTAGAAGTATTATCAATACCTTTAATAGTTCTTGCACTTTGCATATTATTAAGCAAGAAAAATCCATCTCTAGAACCACTATCGTTGTTTATAGAATATGGTTGTCCAGTACTATCAAAATCTCCGGCGCTAATTACCCCTCCGGCAATTATATTACCAGCAGATTTAACTCCTCCTAAAGTAGCTAAACTATAATATATATTGCTAGCGGTAGTGCCCGCAATATATCCCGAATCTAATGTGCTAGTGATGAACACATTTCCTAAAATAGTAGCAGTTGTTCCAACATATAAATCTTTATCTATTGTAATTCCGCCTGCTACCATAATATCTGCAACATTAGTTCCTGAATTTGAAGCTAATCCATTAGTAGTTGTTATCGTTTCGGCAAAAGTAGCTGCAGTTTTAACATACAAATCTTTTTGTATATTAACACCCCCATCTACTAATAATACGCCATTGGAAGTTCCTGCCAATGTTGCATTTGTTCCGGTAATTTGTATAGAAGAAAAAGTTCCGCTATTAGCAATAACAGAAGTTCCACTAATTGTCGAAAGAGATACGATATTATTAGCGTATAAACTGCCGCCAACACCTACTCCACCTGCTATAACCAATGATCCAGATTGAGTACTAGTACTATTAATTGTAGTATTAATAATAAAAACACCCGAAGTATTAATAGTTGCTGCATCAATCGAATTATTATTGATTACAAAATGTATGCTATTAGTATTAAATGTTCCTAATACTAAATCGCCCGATCCGGCAGAGAGATATGTAGCATTACCGAGATAAAAACTTCCTAATCCTGTTACCGCACTACTATTAATACCAAAATCACCTAAACTACCTTGATCATTTACTACAACAATATCAGCCGATGCTGCTGTTCCTGTAGTATAATTTCCTACCACTAAAGGTAATTGAGCATTTGTATTCGTGCTACCCAATTCAAAATAAGTATGAGGTATAGCAAATTTAGGACTACCGATTCCCACACCTTCAGCATATACAAAATTATATACCGTAAGACTATTAAAGATACCTATATGATTAGTTGTTGTATTTCCTCGACTAGTCACACTTTGTAATGTGCCGGTGTTCCAAATAGTAATATTGCCGGTTGACGTACTAATTGCCGTATCGGTTCCCGCGGTCATCGATACAACACCAATATTAGTAATTGTAATGGTTTGAGTATTTGCAACCGTAGAAATTCCCGGGCCAGAAATGAAATCTAGTGTTTGTGTTATTAAATTAATTGTTCCTGTTCCTGTAGAATTACTTCCAGTAAATTCCAAGATAGAGGATGAGGGTTGCCAAGATGCTTGACCAGATCCGTTAGTAGTTAATGAATATCCATTCGTTCCTGAATTAGTTGGCATGGTATACGCATTATTAATTACTAATCCGTAGCTAGTTAAAGTACCTGCGTTAGTAATGGTAACTCTTTTATTATTATATCCTAATGTAACCCCACTATTATTAACTTTAACAATAGTAGTATTAGCATAGTTTAATTCAGAAAATCCCGTAGTGCTGGTGCTATATAATTCGATTCCTTGATTATTACGATCTACGATTTGATTGCCGGCAAGTCCTGGACCTTTATTAGTACCATCACCATAAATTTGTATATTATTAATAGATAAAATATTATTACTATTAGTGTTATAATAAGTAAACGTGTTATCAAATTTTGTAATGCCGGGCGCAATTTGAAAAGGAATATCCCATGCTGCTCCTCCGGAAATATTAGTAGCTGTATTGGAAATATTTGATCCTGCTACCGACTGCCAAGTTGCCGTATTATTAATGGAGTCCCAAGTTAATACATATCCATTGCTACCTGTACTAATAAATGTAGTTGACCCTTGGGAATTTTGTATTGGAATTTGTCCGGGTGCCCCACCATTTATATTATTTGCTCGAGTAACAACACCGTAAATAGTACCCGCCACAACAACATCATCGGCAAAATAACTGGGTCCATCGACTCCAATACCGCCTGACGTAATTTGTATGGTGTTACCTGCTACTGTTGTTGTATTAGAGCTTGTATTTTCCGCAATTAATGATCCTAATTGCATTGTAGCAAATATACCATTATTAATATAATAATTATTCGGTATATTAATCAAAGGCGATCCGATGTTAGTGCGTACTATTAGGTATCCATTAGTATTATTTCTTCCCAAAAACATTTGATTATTTTGAGTATCATAATAATGAATCACCAATCCTTTATTATATCCATCATTTCCGTGTAGTATAGTATCATTAATTCCAACGCCTAAATCAATAACAGGATCTGTAATTGCGGTACTAGTAGAATTAACAATAGTTTGTGTGCCTAAAACAGTTAATGTGCCGCCAATTACCGTATTATTTCCTACAAATAGATCTTGAGCAATGCCAACTCCACCTTGAGTAATAATACTATTACCCGATGTTGCTGTACTATCTGAATCATTATTTGCAATATATAAATTATTTCCTAAATACGCGCCGCCCGCAACAACCAGTGCTCCTATACTATTAGAAGAAGCCGATATTAAACTATCAATTTGAACAGATTGATTAACATATAATCCGCCTGCTTGAATAGACACTGCTGCTGTACTAGTATTTCCTGGAACATCAGTTGATCCTAAAACGTATAAATTAGATGTGGCGGTAATTACCTGACTATTAATATTAGTTGCATTTAATTGCGCACCAGTTAGACTATATGAAAGTCCACTATCTTGAATTAATTGACTAGTATTATCTGTGAATATTATTCCGCCTTGTTGAATTAAATTATTATCATAGATTCCATTGGCGATTAACGGTCCAAAGATTGAGGCAGTAGATCCTACTATTAAGTTTAATGCAACTGATGCGCCACCATATGTTTGTAGACTTCCTGGTGGATTATTGGTGGAACTTGTAACATAAGATGCGTTAGCGGCTCCTACTATAAGACCATTGTTAACAATAAAATCTTGCAGTGCCATTTAATGCTGCTCCACTTATGCAGTCAACGCGGTTCTAAGGAAGGTAATTGTTTTGTTAGTAGCTGTGGTAGCTGCAAAATATAATGTTAAGTTTGATGATATTATCTGAACAGTCCAGACACCTAAATCATAGTTATTCCAAATTTTACCATACTCTGTTGCAACTGCAACACTTGATCCGTTGTGTAATGTTAATATTTCTAATGCTTCGTAATTAGGATTGTCATCTATTTGTACAATATATTTTGCACATCTATAATGAGAAATTGGATAGGAATCAATGGCAACTAACGAAGTAACACTAGTCGAAGTTATATTCGAAATAAAATCAGCGTAGGGCACTTGTAAAGAACTGGCATATATATTACCACCGACACCCAGTCCACCTTCGATAGTAACTGCACCAGTAATTGTGCTAATACTATCTGAAGTATTTAAAAACGAAACTCGATATGTAGTTGAATTTCCAAAACTAGTTACTTGTTGTAAAGATATAGTTGCGGTAGTTAATATAGCCGAACCATTAATTGTAGCGGTGCCGCTAATATTAACACCTCCGCTTATTCCTACTCCGCCGGTTATGACTAAAGATCCGGTAACCGGACTATTACTACTAGTAGCGGTTGTTACTTGTACCGGGGTGAATGAACTACTGGTATAACTAATCCATGCACTTCCAGTCCATATCCAAGTATTTGTTCCTACGGTATATGTTTCGTTTATTGTGGGGTTTGTTGGGAAACCTAATTGACCTGCCATATCTTATAATCCTGTTGTGAATTGTATCCAGAAAGTATTTCCACCATCGTCGACATACTGTAGTTCTACGCCATAAGTAGTATTAATCCAGAAATCACCGACGTTGGGGTTATCTGGGGCATTGGTTGAAATTGTTATTTTGGGAGTATATAACAAATAATTTTGTTGAGGATTACCGTCTGAACTATATATACTTCCAGGAACATTTAATATATTAGTTCCAGTGGTAAAGTAACTACTTGTATTAGTAGAGGTAACCACATATGATAGTGATGAATCTGCCGATAATTCAGTCCAAGTATTAGTTGTTATCGATAACGTCGGATAATAGATGTGATTAAATACTGTATTAATTAATACAGATGTCGAACTATTTGCTGAAAAACTAGGAATAACCCAAGTTGCTGTAGAACCATTACTTTGTAATACAGTGCCATTTGCACCAATACCAATAAAACTAGTAGTTCCAGTAGATGATTGATAAGGAATACTTCCAGTAATTCCATTTGCTAAATTAGTAGCTGTCGAAATAGTACCAATAATTTCATTAACAACCTTTATACCTCTATAGAATGTTGCCTCACTAGTAACTATTAAATTACCTGCGATTCCTACCCCACCCAATATCGATAATGCTCCTGTGGGTTCTAATGCATTAATTGCTCCGCCGCCAGCAAGAGCTCCATAAGTTAATCCTGGTCCACTACTACTATATGTAGTGCCATTATTAGTTAATGTAAATCTATAAGTAGAATTATCTGTAAAAGCAGTGCCACTAGTTTCAACATTCAATAATAATGATGTTTCAATACCTGTGATAGCAGAAATATTAGTGCTAGCGGATTGTGTTGCTGCCAATTCCACTGTCGGAGTAGTAAATGCTCCTGTATAAACAGCGACTCCTTTAGTGATACGTATATTACTTAAGTTGCCCGCAAAATATTGACTAAAATGTGTAGGACCGCGTGTTCCAATATCTAATAAACTGCTATCAGTTAAATTAACACCAGTTGCTATTTGGCCTTGATAAGTTCCATTATAATAAACAGTTACCGTTCCGACATTGGCGACTATTGCAACATGAGTCCATTGATTAGGATTAGGTTCAGAAATACTAGTTGTAGTATCCCCGTATAATAAAAATCCATTTATAAATCCTACATCGATGGAAGTAGTTAAAGGTTGCTGACATAGTATAGGATAAACCGTTCCGATAGAATTACTAGTAGCATTACTCCAAAATTCTATAGTCCATGTGCTACCTAAAGCAAACGCACTGTTAGACGGAGCATATATCCATGAAGTAGTTCCATCAAATACTAAACTACCCACTACAGGATAACTAGCCGGAATATATGTCCCATACCCCGTACCATCGACTGGTTGTGAAATTTTCCAATCGTAGTATAATCCAAATGTTGTAGAATCAATGTGGCTGGCAAAATAAATTTGATCATTTATTTGTGTCATTCCCTGCACACCAGTAATTATAATTTCTGTGCCTGTACTAATACCGTTGGGCAAAGTATGTTGTATAATAACTGGATTTGAATTCGATGCTGCAGTAATCGTTGATATAAAAGTAGTAGCAGTAGCCCAAGTTCCAAGTCCTGCTCCTAAATTACTTTGAATTTGTGTGTATCCGAGACCATCATAATATAATAATGCTCCGATGTTGATTTGGTTATCAACCCCATCAACTAAATTATCGCCAGCAATACTAATATTTCCACTACCTTTAGTCATATTATTAGCAGTCTCATGACCAATAAACAAATTATAAGATCCGGTAGTTAAATTAGTAGCCAGTCTATCTCCTAAAAAGAAATTCATTTGGCCATTAATTAAATTGATAGCAGCATCTGTTCCGATAGCAATATTATCATTATATGAAGTTTCTAATGCTATCTGCCCTGAATTTGTTTGATATGCAGATGCATCGATATTAGCACCACTAGACGGATAAGTTACGTTTACATCTCGAAATAATTGAATATGAGTATTATCAATTGGTTGGGCATAAAATCCTGCACCGTTTAGTGTAGCAATAGATGTATCGTTCATAACAGTTGACGTGGCGCCAACAATAGTTACATATGTACCGGTGATTAATATATCAGAATTATAAGAACTAAATTCTAAGTATAAATTAGAACCAGAAGTACTAATGCTTTGTATAAAATTTACAGGTATTGCATGTACTGTGCCGATATTTTTAAGAGCACTATCACCGATAGCAATAGTATTCGATAAATCAGTACCAGTAGATGCTGCATTATTTCCGACTGCTATTGTTTTTAATGCTGTACTAAGTCCATTCAAAGTATTATAACCAATAACAATACTATTTTCACCGTCGGTAGTATTGTTAGTGGCTGTATTAAGTATACCTGTTATTGCAATATTATTATTTTGAAGATTATGATAAGAGCTTTGCCAGCCTTGACCAATAGTCAGACCATTAACATGTATATCCTCGCCGGTATATAATGTTCCCCATGCTGCTATATCACCTTGAACAATCAATGCTCCAGTATTAGTATTTGTAGCAGTTGTTCCGCCTTGTACTAAAACAGAAGTAGTTCCTGTTCCAATTAATGTTAAAGTTTGATTAAGTACGTTACTATATAAAGTGCCAGAACTAAACTGTATATTGCCCAGAGATGACGTGTAAGTAACAATAGATGCACTATTAGTAATCAGTGTATATCCTGTGCTTGTTGTGGGTGTAGGGCCTAATTGGTACTGTGTCTGTCCTAATGTAATATATCCACTAGGTGAACTGGTATCTAACGCTGCCCCACTTATTAAACTTGGCATTACAATATCCTATTATGAATTTGCTGTTTGCAGTATACTTAATACTAACTGCAATGTTCCTGCAGAGTCGGCATATGCTTGAATTTGATCTAATTCTTCAACAATCAGTTTGCCGCCCAATGGTATACCTGCATCATTAGGAGGTATTCCATAATTTAAAATTAATGTGCTAGTAGTTTGTCCAGCCTGTCCTCCATTACCCTGAGCATCTGCTAAAATTGGTTTATTTCTATAGTGAGAAAATGTCAAATAATGCGTTTGGTTGGATACATTTGCTATCTGTGCCATCAAAATAATTGATGTAACTCCGATAGGTGACGTGTACACAGATGTTGACGTATTATTTGTATTCAACAATGCTGTTTTGGTTAAAAATGTGTTTAACGGTAACTGTGCCATATAAAAAAATTCCTATTATGTTATTGCTAATATGAATGGTGTCGTATAAGCATATAAGCTCTGTACAAAGGTTCTACCACTTAATACGCCAGTTGCCTGACTAATTACTAATCCTGTACCAATACGGAAATCACCGTTTTGATCAGTTGAAGTAAAGAATACCTTACCACTATTTAACTGAATTGTTTCCTGAGACTGTACAGGATCGGCAACTCCTCGTTGTGGTAATGCTCCATAGTTCGCTCCAGCACCTACATATTCAAATAAGTACCCAGACGCACTCAAATAACTACGTTGATAAAAGTTAACAATGCACCCGTCTGGGAATAATAATGGATTTCTTATTCCTTCGGTTATTGATACAATATGATAGGTGCCTGGTCTCGACCAATAACTTAACCCAGCGTATACGCTATTATAATTGCCACCTGTTTCTAAATCATATATTATTTGTTGTAGTATTAATGAGACATCTCTTACGCATTTAGTAGCTTGCCCATCACTCATGGTGTATCCATCGTATACTGATGAATAATACTGCTGTACAAATGCTACAGTTTCTGCCGTTAAGAAATCAAGATTGTCTTGAATTAACGATACTGCCGCACCCGATCCTGCAGGTATTGTTCCAGAAGTCTTAATTGATCTTGGGGGAACTACAGATTCCGCTTCAGCAAGACTACCGGCATTAACAATATTAATTATATCTTCAAATCTTAAATCAATAAATGATTGTGATTCTATACCCCCAACAATAAGTTGATTAAACACTTGGGTAGCAGTATTACCAGTAGTAACACTAACAGGTATATTAGAAATAATGTTATTTGTAACCAGTGATAAATGTTGAATTGATGCGATATGTGCAGCAATTTGACTAGTAGTTGGTCCTTGATAACTGCTAGTAGTAGCTGCTGATAAAATATTTGTGCCTGGTGCATATGGTTGCTGAATCGATGGTGAACTAGTATCTACAGTATAATATGCATTACCACAGAAATATAATGTAAAATAATTAGGATTATCTACAAATCCACCGCCATTGGTTAATGCTTGGTTTAGTGTAATACTATTAAAGTTTACATCAGTTACTACCGTTCCTGTAGCAGCATACCATTTTCCATAATTAGGATTAGGTACTCCATGAATTTCTACATACGAAAGACTTTGATCAGGTAATGCATTTCCATTGACATCCACATACTGTCCAAATTCATTATACAAATATTGATAAGCATCATATTGATGACCGAATCGATCTTCGATATATACTGTATTACCGATATATACATCTGTAGTATCGATATTAGTAAGATTAATTGTTCCCGATATTAATGTACTAGTACTGGGTTGAGCATTTAGAAATCCCGGAAATCCTTGATTATTTAAATATGGGGTATAAATTAATGAACTAGAGGACTTACTAGCAAACGATGGAATCGATACCGGAGGAATAACCTCCATAACTAATCCAATGTGAGGTCTATTTCCTAAGTCTGGAACAAATATTTCAACTTGTCCTTGATTATTCGGCCAGTATCCTTGAGGATAATATTGATCTAATCCGGTAGGCCCTGGACTAAATGGGTAGGAACGATTAATAGGATTATAGACGGTTCCGCTAAATTGTCTTTTTCCATAACCTTTAGCAATTAATGCGTAATTACCAAAGTTACAGTTAGAGTTGGTGATCGATCCAATTCCGCCATTATCGGCCAATACTGCAATATTATTAAAAATAGTAAACACCGATACTAACTGTGCATAACCATCATTAGTAATGTGAACGCCGATTCCGCCTTGTGTTAATTGCGTATATGCATCATAAACAAATGATTGAATCGGGCTAGTATCACTAATAACACTGCCGTCAACTAAACTACCTCCCATACCGCCAATTTGATCAATAAGTCTATCATCCCAGGTACTAGCACTACCAGTATATTGTAATGAATATGTTTCTACTTGCGAATCTTGTAATGGAAAAATCTCTGTATTACCGAAATACAATGTAGCATTAATTCCAAATCCTATAGTGGATGTACTTAATCCTATCAAATAAGTACCGGTCGATAGTTTTACTAATTCGGTAATGGTAGGAGCAATATTTACATCTGATCCATTGAGACCAGTTAATGCAAATAATGCGCTACCGGCATATATTGGAGGTGCAACGCTTGGACCATTGGCAATAATACTGCTAATAATATTAAAATTTCTAGCCACTGCTTGTTGTGGCATATAATTATTACCATATGCAAAAAATGTATTAATAACCTGTGTCGATATTGTGCCAGTAACTATTGCAACTGGTTCATTGGCAATAATTTGTGCTGCTATACTAGCAACATAATTAATTGCTGCAGTTGTGGTTGATATTTGATTAGCAACATAGTTATATGCTTGATTCCAATAACTTAATCCTGCTTGGATACTATTGCTATTTCCACCTAATAATATATCTTGGCTTACAGCGTCAACAATTAGTCCGGTATCTCGATAGCATAATGCCTGATCGTAATTGAAAGAATTTGCATTATATGTATTATTAATCCAAGCAACAATTTCTGCTTGTATGAATGATTTATTTGTTGTAATAATATTATATGTAGCTAATGCGCTAGGGCTACTTAATTCTATTAAACTTACTGGACGTAATGGAGACGCCGCACTAGGTCCATTACTAATAATATTTGTAATAGTATTAATTGCTGTTACTAAGGTTGTTGCATCACCTGAAGAACCTGGTTGCATTCCTAATACTGGTGGTATTATTGTTTGATTCAATGTATATGTAGCAGTAAATGCCGAAAGAGTTTGATTTAATACTAATGCAGATGTTAACGTCTTTAAGAAATTAAATGCTGCTGCAGTAGGAGCAACTTCTTGTGGTATGATAGGATCTGTGCTATTGCTGGCATAATAACTTAATCCCGCCTGAATACTTTGACGATTACCACCATATAATAAATCAAATACAACACTATTAATAATAAATCCAACATCTCTAAAGCAGGTACTAGTATTATATGTAAAATCTGGATAATTGGCGGATACATATCCTAGTACTTCTCCGGCCAAATAATTAGTATTTTTTAATAATAATTGAGCAGTAATTTGAGTACTAGCCAATGTACTAGAAGTTATACCATTAGCTACAATTTGATCTGTCCAACCAGTAGTATTGCCGTTTAATATGGTTAATATGGTTCCAAATTCTTGTTCGAGTTTTGCAATTTCAACACCAGTGGCTCCACCGGTACTGGTAGTAATCTGGGTACCAGTTGTATACCTATAAACACCTACTAATGCATCTGTGGCAGTGGTAATATTTTGTACAACCTTAATACTTAAACCTTGTAAGTAAGTAAATGCATCAATGGTAGGATCAATCTCTTCTGGGATATTTCCAAGATAACCATTTTGTGCATAATATTGTAAACCAGCAAAGTTTGATTGACTATATGTCGGTGTTGGGAACATCAGATCGATAACAATACTATCAACAATAACACCTACGTCTCTAGCACATTTAATTTGATTGTATGGCAACGCCTTAGCTGGGTGACATAGGTTCCAATTAATATAATTAATAGTTTGTTCTTGAATGAATGTTCTATTAGCTTGTAGTAATATTTCTGCACTGACATAAGCAGCATCTGGTCCAGTGCTAGTATAACTTTCTGGAGCAGACCCAGGACCTTTTTCAATAATATCAATGGTAATATTGAATAAATTCTGTATTGAAAGTTGAGCAACTTCACCACCAATTAGATTAGAATTTATAATCTGTGTACCTAATGGAATATTATCGGATGTTGCCAATGGTAATACCGTGCAGGTATTATTAACAACTATTTTTTGACATAAATCATTTAGATAATAGATTGAAGAAACACATTGTGAAGTTAATCCAGGTATAACACTAGTTACGCCATTAAAATAAGCTAGACCACTTTCAACGGATTTTTGGTTTCCGCCAAAGGCCATGTCGTAAGACATATTCTCTATTAATATTCCAGCATCTCTATAGCATAACTGTCTATTAAATGTTGCTGTAGTAGTTGCCAGTGTTTGCGAATATGCTGCTGCTTCTGCGGCTAAGAAGTTAATATTTTCAGTTAATAGATTATAAGAATCAATTACATATGTTGCTGTATTTTCTATTAATGATTGAGGAGTCTTTGGTCCGGCAACATCTGGCCCTTCATTAATGATTGATAAAATATAATCTATGCTATTTTGAACTGCTGCTACCTGATATGAAGATCCGAAGGCAACTGTAGAAGTAGTTTGTTTAACTGCCGTTTGATAAACACTTGGCACTGGTTGGCCAGAAATAATATAAGGCAAGTATCCATTAACAACATTTATAATTGCAGTACATTGAGGAATCTGATTTCCTAGAACAGTCGATGTGGTCAATGTTGTGTCTGTTACACTATATCCATAGTAATAGGTTCCGCTCTTGATACTTTGAATATTACCGCCATGTAATAAATCAAAAGCCACACTTTCAATAATATATCCTGTATCTCTTAAACAAGTGGCCGTACTATACGCTGTAAAATGTAATGTATTAGTGATATAAGTTTGTACTTCGCCAGCTAATGTTGGGATAGCTGTTATTAATGCCTTATAATCTGCTATAGTTGTAGCATTAGTAGATGGTAATCCACCGTATATTATAGTATCTGTTACTCCAACTGTTCCGTGTTGAATTAAATTAGTAACTGTGGTAAACAATTTAGAAACAGTAGTCTGATTCCCACCACTTACTAGCGGTACTGCTAATGATTTTAGATAATTTATAGCACTTATTGTAGCATTTGTTTCAGCTGTCTGTTGTACAGATCCAACATCTTGTTTCCAATATTGTAAACCGACGAATGTACTATCACTTTGACTAAAATATAATAAGTCATTAGCCACAGCATTAACAATTAAACCTATGTCTCTTTGAGTTTTTGATGAATCGGCATAATATGATGAGCTATTAAATGCAGCATCCAAATATGCTACCGTTTGTGATTGTAAAAATGGTTTATTGGCTAACAATAATGTACGAGCATTAAAGAATCCTTGATTTTGTTGGCCGGCATTAATCGATTGTCCTATTTCAAGGCCAGGAGCATCTGTATAAACCCAAAGATCTCCGGTATCTAGTGTTGTAATAGCATCACCTAATATAGGCGAACTATCTACTACAGATAACCAGTCTGTGGAAGTTATTGAACCTTTAAGTGTCAGCGTTGAATATAAAGTATTAGTATAGTCTGTCGAGCTTGATGCAACAGTACCTACATTAATCCATCCATTGACAGGAAGATTGTTAAATTTTACAATAATGCTACTTGTATTATATGCCCATGTTCCAGTACCTATTACCGATGGAACTTGAATAGTTTGATCAGGTACAAACATCGTACCATCTTTCAACCATGGACCATTTTGATTAGTACAGTTTTGAATGTATGGCGAATGGAATAAATTAATAGTTGATCCGTTTACACTCGGCGGAAATGCAGTAGCATATGCGCCACGGTTATATCCTATTGCATATTGCCCGGGTAATAATCCACTTCGACCATTTAAGAAATTCATGTAATTGAGATAACATCCACTTTGTACATGGAACAAATCTTGTGTTTTATTAATTGGTTCGATAAATGTGGTACGAAGATCAGATCCTTTAACACTGGTATATGGTTTTAATAGAATAGGATTATTTTCATAATAGTGTCCAGGGGCTACAACAATTTGTGTACCTGATTGATAATATGGGCTATTGATAGCACCACTAATAGTACGACAAGCACGGCTAGCATCCATCGCGCGACCATCATTGGTATCATCACCGTCCATAGTTACATATAATATGTTAGTAACTACTGGTGCAGTACCTAATGGTTCTTTACCTCGAACTCTTATTTCTCCGAATAAATCTACCATTCCGGCACCAACAGGGATAGTTGTTTCGGTGGCAGACAATCCTAAATAATTTGTATAGATGTTATCTAAAATTGCATCAGGTAAGATTGAATCCCCGTATATTGATCCGGCTATTGCTAAATTGTCTGTCGTTAATCTACCATTACCTTGGTTATCATAATTAGGATTATATGTTAAATGATTGGTTCCAGTATCTCCATAAAATACTGCTGCAATACCGCCGCTAGTTGTAGCGTTTACAACTTTAACAAATGTTGGAAAATATTCTTCATTATTGTTAGCATCAACAACTATTAATTGTTGTGCCTGAGTAGACGATGTGGCTTGTGCAATACGACCATATATCCACCCACCTACTGCTAGATCTTGTTCAATACCGACGCCACCCGCAAAATATGCTGCTGCTGTTTTTCTTTCAGCTGTTGTACTAAAAATAGTTTGTGATGCATATCCTGATGCAAGTAAATCCCCGTCGACAGTTGCTATAATTCCGCTATTGGGCGGATATTGATATCCTGTTCCTCCATATTCTGGGTATGTTGCTCCGGTAGGATTAGCTAAACTAGCAACGTTTTGTACACTTTTATCTAAAAAATTAGAACCATTACTGTTTAGTGTTAATACTCCGTCACTAGTCAATGAAAATACAGTATCGACTGTAAAAACATATCCTCCGGAATTTGATGGATCCAATATAGCAGCATTTGCAGTAGGAACTGTTGTGCCTACTGCAGTTCCGATGGTTAATGCTTGATGGGTCAGTACACCTCCCGAGGAACCACCAATAGACAATTGAGTTGGACTTAACACACCTCCATTAGCGAGCCCTACTTGCAATAACGAACTATTAATTGCTACTATGCCATCGGGCGTGGTACTTAGAGTTATATTTTTGTCAATAGCAACAAGTGGAGAACTATTTCCAACAGAAATGTTTACATTACTATTTGCTACAATAGCTTGATTTTCATTGGGTGTTACATTTCTTGTTCCGGAAATACGAGTCGTCATATCTTGTTCCTTTAAAGTATTTATCGGTTTAGCTTATTCGTATCTCTATAGCTTTGATTAATACAGGGTCATTATGGGGCCATTCAGGATGCGCTTTAAATCTAATAATTACACCAAATGTAGGATCTTGTACATTTTCAATAGTTAAATTAGTAGTCCATAAATCGCTTGAACTTCCATAAATTATTTGAGGTGCAATATCATATACTGCATGATTTTCGCCTATCGAATTACCCGATAGACATAAATTTATACTATCATCCATAGCTCTTCCGTATCTATTAGTAGTCAATTGTACTTCTATACCAGAAAGTGTTTTAGGTAGATTGATAAAATTAAATCCTGTGGCTTGTAAAAAGCATGTTTTATTTGTTAAATCAAGTTTAGGTGATCGAGCCTTATGATAAAGAGTTCCGATAGACTGTAATTCACCGTACACATTAGTTGTCAATTCTAAAAAATTATTAGTAGAATCCCAAGCAATATCTACATTCTCACTGCCGGGTTCATAGTATTGCGAAATAATTGTTGGAACGGTCCAATTAGTAGTCATACCGATATTTACCTAATTTTATTTTATACCGAGTAAATGAAAAAAGGCTCCGAAGAGCCTTTTCTCTATTAGCAGGTAATTGTAAATTAAACTGCGTTTGTAGCAATTGAAACTACCGAACCGCTAGCTGAACCAGTTGTCCACTGAGCTCGTCCGCCGTCGGCAATTAAAAAGCTACCAGACTTAGCATATTGATATAAAGTTGCATAATTCATTGTTAATTTACCAACAAAATATGTGCTACCATTAGCATCCGTAGCAATAACTGACATCTGTCCAGCAGTTAATGATGTTGATGTAGTTACTAAATTACAAATACCGGTGCCTTGAGCATTTTCTATTAGATAACGATGACTACCTTTTTGTTTAACAATAGTGGAAGTTACAGCACTTGTGCCGCCATCGACTACAGGAATGTATGCTGTTGTGGCAATAGTGCCAGCTACTAAATCAACTGAAGTTACACCTGTAGTAAATGTAGCACCTGATCCAACATCACTAAAAGTGATTACGTTTCCTGTTAGATTCGAATTAGCATTATTTAGAGAAAGACCTACAACCTTAGTACTTGGGTTAACTGCTAGTACATAAGTTGTTCCTGTGTTAATTCCTGTTCCTACAGCTTTCATACCAACATAGATACCATTAACTCCATTCAATGTTAATGTATTTGTAGTATTTGTAGTAACTGTGGCTGTTTGAGTTGTCGGTGCAACAACTGTAACAGTTGGAGCAGATTTATATCCGCTACCTTGATTGGTAACAGTTATCGAAGCAATCGCACCTGTTGAAGTAGTAACTGTTAATGATGCAGTAGCATTTAAACCTGCTGCGTCGTCGGGTGCTGAAACTAGTGCTGTTACACCAGTAGAATAATGTGTGCCGCCGGCATTTACAGATGCAGTCACACCTTGATATTGAGTCATTACTTCACCTGCGCCTTGAGCGTTAGTCAAGAAGTATGTTTGTTTAATTGGACGTCCCATTTTATTTTCTCCTTATGAAAACACAGCGTTCTAGGCTGTACGCGGTTGGATTTCCGCATAAAACTTACACTATGTAAGTTATACCATGTATTTAGTTTGTTATTCAAGAAAAAGCCCACACAAGGTGGGCTTTGTCTCGTTTGAAATAATCTTTTATTGATTATTGGAAACTTACATTGGCAGTATTAATACCAACGCGACCTAGGTAGTCAGCAGCATTACCCAAGCTCGATGCGGTGTTAGTCAATTGGACATAACCGTAACGAGTTAGGAAGCCTACTACTGGCTCGAAGGTTGCTGGATCTAGTACAACGCCAGAGCTCATTAGAGGAATATAAGGGCAATAGAAAGCTGCGGCATCTGCCTCGCTTGAACCTTTATAACCAATTAGAACCTGGTTGCCATTTTGGGCAGTTGAATCAGCCATATATGCATCAACAAATACCTTCATTGAGCCATTTAATGTACCAACAAACTTAGTATTAGTTGGAGCTTCGAATGTACCTTCAGTTGTGCGAGCAAAAGCTGAAGTTGTTGCGCTCTGTAGAATTGTTAAAGCCTGATTCGATACAACAGCCCAGTTACCAGCACCACGACGTGTGCGCTGAGCAATTAAGTTGCTTACACGATTGATCATGATTGCTAATGCAGCATGTTCGTCGCCGACGAATGTTGCTGTACCAGATACCAATGCCTGGTCGTATGTATATTCAAGACTTGCTAAACTGCGTAAGCTGTTTAAGATTTCTTGATCGATTTCAGCAGTAATTTCTTGAGCCAAAGCAGCCATAATTTCTGCTTCGATATCAATACCCTGCTGTGCTTGTGCATCCTGAGCAGCCTCAAAAGTCCAACGAGCAGATAGCTTGCGGCTCTTTGCTTCGACTGGTGCCTTGAGGATCTGGATGCTCATGCGCTTGCCGGGGGTACCTTCAAGTGCTGCTGTTGTTGAAGCTGCTGGAGTAGAGTTGCTACCGTTACCCGAATATCCACGAGCGATATTGAATGGGCTTAGTGCTTCTTCACCTGCTGAAACTTCTGTATCACTGTCTGCATAACGAACACGTAGTGTGTGGATCTGTGCAACAGGTCCTGTCATTGGCTGTACGCCGATGATTTCATTAGCAATAACAGTTGGCATCACGCGACGGATAACTGGTAGAATTACACGGTTAAGTGTTGCTACGTTACCTGCGCTTGTTGCGCCTGCTGTGGCTGATTCTGTAAGTGCGCGACGTGTGTTCTCTAAGCATACATTCATGCTTGCACGACGGTTACCAGATAGGCCTTCAAGCAGAGCTTCTTTGGTCTCTGACCATCTTTCATTTAATAACTGTGACATTTTATGTCTTCTCCTTGAAATATATTAAATTTATTTTAGACCCGCTAACTTGCGGATATCTAAAATGTTATCTAAGCCTACCTCAGGCTTATGTTCTCGATTACCAGTCACTTCAGTGCCTTCAGTTAGTGTAGTTTTAGCTGCACGAACCTTACCACCTTCCATTACTGTCGGTAGGTACTTGTCAAAAGCTTCTGCTAGTTTCTTGGTCTGTACAGATTCAAGTAACTGATGCATCAACTCTCTCTTATCAGCACCTAGAGGTGCTAGTAACTCGCCCATAACCTGCTTACGCTCCATTAAATCTTTGGCAACACGAATTTCTCGGTCCTTGGACTCAACAATGGTTACTTTTTCTGTTAGGGCTTGTTTGGCCTCATTCAATTCTTTATCTTTCTTAGCAATAATCTTTAACAATTTACTTGTTTCAGATTTCTCGTTTAAGTAAGAACCAGAATATTCTTGAGCAAACGCTTCATATATACGACGACCAAAATCGTTAGTGCGGGCATTGTCAATATCTTCTTTCAATTGCTTGATTTCAGATGTCAACTTTTTAGTAACTGCCGTTTCAACAACTTTAGCCGAACGCTTAATGAAATTCTGACTGATCTCATCGAATTTGTTCTTGGCTTCACGTACTAGCTTAACTTTAGTTTCAGCTAAATCACGCTTGTCAACAGCAAACTCGTTGATTTCTTTTGCTAGAGCATGTACTACGAATTGCTCTAACTTAGCAAAGTTTTCCGAAACTTTCTTGCGATCATTTTGGAATTCTACTAATTCTTTTCCTAATTGATTGATTACAAAACCTTCTAGTTTTTTGCTGTCTGCTGATACTTTATTTTTATATTCAACTTGAGCTGCTGCTAGTGCTTTCTTGTCTTCATGCAATTCGGACATTTCTGCGGCTAATCTATCGTTTAACATCTTGTCGATTGCTTCAACCATTACAGCCTTATCTTGGGTGTACTTTTGAGCAAATTCTTCACGAAGTTCTGCGGTGACTAGATCGCGATTCTCTTTAATTTTCTCAGCAAAAGCCGATTCAACAACAGATTTTGTTTCTTCTGTCATTACACCTGCTTCTACTAATTGTTTGAATGCGTCCAACATTTACATTTCTCCTCGGGCTTATTTTAGACCTTTAATAATTTGCAAGAGAGATTCCTGCAAGTATTTCTGGGCCTTTGGATCTTCTTTTACTTCTTGTGCTACCTTAAATGCTTTCATCCCACCACGTGAGTTCATGATATGTTCATAAACCGGTGTGGGATAAGCTCCAGGAGCACTGGGTTGAGCAACTACGTCTACCGTGATGATCTCAAAATCAGATACATGGCCGTTCATGTCGTTAACATTGCCGCTACCACGAGAACTAACACCAAGTTTTACACCGCTTTCAAGCATAGTACGAACTAAGTTACCCATTGGAGTTGGCAAAATTTTCATTTTGCCGTATCCATTAGGACCTTCCATCCACATTTGTGTTATCATGTGGCTGACACGATCCAAATTAACTTTCAAATCATCTGGATGATCAACTTCGCCTAACACTGAATATCCGTTTTGAATTTGGTCATTCAGTGTCTTTACCGCACTCTCAATTTCGTCTACTGGGTAAACACGTTGATTAGCGTTACGTATCCCACCTTGGATGGCAATGCCTTTTAAATAAAGACTCTTACCATCCTTATCATCACTCTCGAGTATAACTCCAGCTTGATCAAAACTTAGGTGTTCTTTTAGATAGCGTATTTGATGCATCTACTTCTCTATTAAAGTTTCTTTAAGAAAGATTTGCTGCTACTGACCGAAGTCTGTCCAGCCTTGTCACCTGTACCTGAACCAACTGGACCTGGGGTCTTGTTGTTCTGTGGCCATCCTGATTGCTTCTTAAGATTCTTTACACCAGCTTTTCCGCCTGGTGCGCTATTGGCTTCCCAATCTTTACCAGTAAACTGCTCACTCTTTTCTGGAGTAATACCTTTGTTTACTTTGTTTGGTGAAGTTCCAGTGTTATGCTGGCCATCTGTGCCGCTATCTTGTGCAATGTTCTTAGCATCTGCACCAGTTGTTGGCTTGCCTTTTCCTGAACTTACTGGGCTCTTTCCTTCTGAAGGAGCACTTACTGTTTCACCACTGCCAGAACCGGCGTTCTTGCCTTGTGCTTTTTGTGTGCTGCCTTTTTCCCAGTCATTTCCAACTTTTTCTACATATTCTCGAGTCATGCGGCGTGCTTCTTGCATACTCATCATTTCATCTTCATTATCTTCTTCGCTATCGAAGTCACTATCATGTTCGCTGTGATCCATACCCATATCAGCTTCTTCGCTGCCTTGAGCTGCTTCTAATTCAGCAAACGCTGCTTCTAATTCTTGGATAGCATTTTTGATATCTAAAATAGCATGATCTTCATCGGCTTCGTGGCCTTCTTTATCATCCTCACCGCCCATGACGTCTGCGCCGAAATCATCGGTTGCATCGCCTGGAGCAAAATCATGCTTATCGGCTTCTGAATCCTCTTCTGAATCCATTACATATGAATCTTCTAATTCTTCTTCTGCAGATTCTTCCATTTCTTCGTCTTCTGCAGATTCTTCCATTTCTTCGTCTTCTGCAGATTCTTCCATTTCTTCGTCTTCTGCAGATTCTTCCATTTCTTCGTCTTCTTTAGACTCATCCATCTCATCCTCTTCTTCAGAGATTAGATTTTCATAAATTGTACGTGATTTTTCTACTACGATCTCATGAAAAAGTTCATTTGCCTTTTCATGTTCTTCGTTAACTAGGTAATCTAGTAATTGTTCAAATTTGGTTGACATTGCAAAGTTCTCCTTTATATAGCGGCAAGGCTGTGTTAATATTTAAGATAATTTTAAAAAAGGTGGAGAAAATAGGCCAAAAATGGAGAATTTTTAAACCTTATGATGATTTTTATTAAAAATATTTAGTTTTTAATAGCTATCAGTTAACTTAATAGTTATCGAGGGGGTGCTTCTGCAGAGGTAGGAGCGGCGTACATTTTACGAATAACATCAAGTTCTTCGTTCTTTTCTTTATCATGAGCCTCACCTGCTTTGCGTATTTCATTAAGATCCCGAAGTGTAAGACGCATCTTCCTTAAGTCTTTTTTATGCAATACGCTAGTGTCATTTTGACTCAAATACCGATCATCTGCTTGAGGATCAGCGTGATCGCGATTGAAATACATGAATTCTCTCAATAACATAGTATTGTTATTTATAAATTATTGAGCAGGAGATGGTTCGGCGCCGCCTTCTGAACCGCCCATGTCGTCTGGAATTGCACCTTCTGTACCTGGTGCCGGAGCTTGATTATTACTTAAATCGCCAAGATCACCGGCAATACCATTGGCAGTAATTCCTGCACTACGTAATTCTGCACTGGCAGATAATTCTGTATTTTTAGAAATATTCTCTTCTTTCCACATATGCTCGTTTTCCGCAATTTCTTCAGCAGTTAAACCTAAGAAACGTTTCATAGCATATCTATTACTAACAAATGGTATAGCAACTACAGCGTTAAATGTATTAACACGAGCTGTATCCATTTCTGCTTGACGGTATGAAGCAAAGTTTTGTGGTGGATTAAAACGAATATCAAAAATATTAGAATCTATGTTAATACCTTTGGCATGTAGATATAGTTTAAATTCTGTATCAAATGTATCATGCATTAGGCTTTGTAAACGTTCACAATATTTGTTAAAACGCAATTCTTGAATATATGCAGTGCCTACACGACCATCATTAAAATTACTACCCCCATCATCTGATCCGGTAGGCAAATAGCTACTGGGTATGCGTAATGCACGGAATAATTTGTTAGTAAAATATTTTAAATCGTCTATTTCTCCAAGATTTTGTCCACCTTGTAAAATTTCAACTTTACTACCACGACCTTCTGCTGTTTGTGGGAAGAAGTAATCTTCATTGATTGAATTTTTAACGAAGATTCCTGCGTCAATGGCAAAAGTATGGTAATTATTCCATCTTTCTTTTCCATCAATGGTTATAGTCCCGGTATCTCTGTTAAAAACTTTTTCAATTTTAACTATTCTATGATTAAAATTATCAATCTCTCTAACAAAATACTTCCAATTTTTATATCCAAACTTTTCTAATAATCTATCTAATTTGCTATATCCAAATTTAGAAAAATCTATTTTGCACTGTGCATTTTTATAATCTAATGGTTTGCTGTTTTCATTTTTTACTAGTGTTAATAGCTGTGCATCATTGTCACAAAGTTCTAAAATAGCATCTTTATTTTTAATTCCATTTTTTACTTTATTCGCCACAAGTTGTAACATTTCAAAAGTTAAGTTTAATGGTTGATTTTTAATTTTTACGCGAGTATTGAGATTAGAAATAAGTTTATTTGCAAATTCTGGATTACTGGCAATATATTCTTTTCTAGATCTGCTGGCATTTTCTTTATAAGAATCACGAGTGGTGGGATCATTTTGTCTCATCCAAACTGACTTTTTCTGTGCAACACGAATGTTCCAAAGAGCAGTTAGACGCCCTTCTTCCGACATATTGGTCCAATGTTCTTTTAGTGTTTTACTAATTTTATCGGTTAACTGTCGTCTATAATCATCGCTCATGTTTTCCCAAAATTCTTTCTTTTGAGCAGCATGATACAGAATATGGTCTTCTTTATTCATATAGGTTAAATTTCTAGGATCATTATTGAATCTATTGTGATCTTTGTGATGAACCACAGTTCTAGGACTTAAACTATATTCCTCAAGATAACAAAATTCTTGATGTTTTTCTATCTTTCTAAAAAACTCTGCAACGGTTCTATGAGTCCATATCCATGATTTTTTTTCATGGTCCCATACTTGTTGATAGTCATTACCATTAGAAGCAATATCTTCATTTTTAGTATTAAAAGAAATTAAACTATCTTTTTCTGTTAGATCTTTTGCTTCAACAAATCCGCGGCCAAATACGGGAATTTTATGATCAGGCGTGCAAGTAAATGTCTTACCATTGTCTAATGTAATTTCAATTACATCTGTATTTTTTCTTGTTATACCGGCCCAATCGATTACACCAGGAACTATTTTGCCTGTAACAGGATCACAGCTATAAGCCCAGTTTTCTTTGCCTTGCTCAAATTCTTTTATAATTTCATTTAATGACAAGGTTCTACCATCTAACAAAGGAATTTTAGTTTCAAGGTCAAGGCATAACGGATTATAACTGGCGTCTATGACACTTTGGCTACCACCATTTGAACTAGGTATTCTGCGTTGGTTTACTTCATTCTTTACACGCTCGACAAAACTCATAGCTAAGTGACTGGGCATATTACCTACATCAATATAAAATACACGACGTTCTGGCGCACGTTGTACACGATAGATAATAATAGCATCTTCTAATAATTCTTTTTGTTTGAATACTTTGAAGATTGTTTCCATCAAACTATTTCCGAATGGATAATTGTTATCCATTCCTTCGCTCATGCTGATATGTATTACATGTCGAGCGTCGATGGCATATTGATTTTGATTATTGCTGAATCTACTACCGCTAGCTCCTGTAGGAAATGACCCCACCATGCCCCGACTTCCGCCGGCCCCGCCTTGCCCTGTACCATAACTGCCGCCGAATTGGCTTCCACCTCCTTGTATATTTGATGGTTGAATGGCAGTTGTGGCCAGGGTTTCAAGATTGGGATTAAAGTCTCGAATAACATATTGCTCAGGTTTTTTACCATCACTTTCATTAACAATAACTTTGTCCACTTTAGCAGGATCAATATACATCCAAGCCTGAGTTTCAGGATCTCTTACAAAAAATGTATCACCATACTTAAAGGCATTTCTTACAATTTTAAAAATTCTTGTGTGAAACTTGTTTAATTTGGTCCATGTCTGCAGATATTTTTTAATGATTTTAATTTCAGTAGTAGTAGCTTGTTCTTTAAAAAATATTTGAAATGGAGTACCATTTTCAACATTAGACTGTGTACAAAATTCTGCTAAAATATCAAAAGCAGCATTGACTTCACTATCCCAATCCATGGTATCATATTGCCCATAACGTTCAAGTCGATTAGGATGGCCAGAATAAACATCAGGCAAATAACTAGAGTAATTAGTTCGGCTGAGGCTACCGCCTGAATTCATTGATCCATTAACCGGACTTAATTGTCCTGAAGTATTAACGGGAGTAAAATATTTTTTCCAACTCATAAATTAAAACGCCTCTAACAAATTACCATTCAATGCACGAGTAGCATCATGAGTAAGACGGGTATTATCAGCCGTTTGTTTCATGTAATTTAATAGCTGCTGTGTAAGAGTATTTAACTGTTTTAAGTCCTCGGATAGGGTATTTTGACCTGCACCAGAGATAATTTTCCCCATTTGTTCTGGTGTTACTACCGATTCGGTTCCATGTAAATTAACTGCTGTTTCTTTGCCCCAGTTTTCAAATAAATTTCCTGTTGCTCCTAAACTGCCGCCGGCACGGTTCGGTTCGGTCATTTTTTGTGCTGTAACTTTTATTTCTTCTAATCCTGATATCCGATTGTAATATTTTTCAAATGCCTTTTCGACTTCTGGTAAATCGGGCACAACTGGTGTTCCGGTTGCTCTACCGGTCGAATGTGGTGTATGTGCTTTTATATAGTTTTCAGCAAAATCTTTATATGCTGCTGCCTTTTCATCTTCAGGATTAGTTTCTGCTCTAGAACGAAGTTCTTCGGCTCGAAGTCTTGCCTGATGTTTTTCAGAAGATTCCATAAATGGATTTATTTTTCTTAAAAATGTATCTATAACCAGATCAAATAAGTTACTAAAAGCTGTTTTTAACCACGGTAATAAATCGTCTTCCCATAATTTTATAATAGGTGGTCCAATAACTTCCCAAATATTTTTAGCGGCTTCTGCTAATTTGTCCCATATTTTAGTAAAACCCCCTTTAAGGCCGCCTTCTTTAAAGGCTCCTGAAATTTCCGTTATAGATTTTGTTAACCAGTTTACTACTTGGTTAATTGCTTCTCCCATTGGTGTTATCTTTTCGCTTGCTATACCTAATAATGAATTACTAATATCTAATATAATAGAGTTAAACGGTGCTAGGATTTTATAAAACATGTTCATTATGTTCATGCCTAGTAATTTGAGACTTTGTTCTGCATTGCCTAATGCCGCTGCGTCGCTTACCGCAGATTTTAATTGATCTTTTCTTGCCTTTTCTTCAGCTTTTGAAATATCTCCTGTTCGTCGAGCTGCTTGTATCTGTGCTTGATTAAACAATCCTGAACTGAGTACACCGGTTACTCCCATAGAATTAAATAATCTCAATGATGCATCATCCATTTGTTGGAATGTATTAGTTAACGTAGTAATAGATGTTTGACCGCTGATTATACCTCTAACCAAATTACCTATCTGCACACTCATACCACCAGTAGTGATAGCCATATTGGTAGCTGCTTCATCTAATGGAGCATCTATACCTCTAAATTGATTTTTAACTACATTAACTAATGCTTCTCCACCCATAGCTTGAGCAGCAGCTAAGGCTTGGGTTACTCTTTTTGCTGCTTCGGGTCCTAAAGAATCTTTAAATGACTGCCATAGTTGTTCTTCTTCTGCTTTTTTTACTGCCTTATCAAGCTGATCTCGTTGAATACCGGTTACCTTAGCTAATCCATCTAACTGAGTCATGTATTCTGCTGTATACTTTGCTAACTGTTCTGCTGTAGCAGCACCTGCTCGACCCATTGCACCTTGACCTTTGGTCATGGTTATTAACATTTCATTTGCTTGTTGAGCAGTATAGCCCATACCAAATATAGCTTCTCTAAACCTACTACGTGGACCAATTAAATCACTGCTGGCATCGGCAAACTTTCGAATCCCATCTGCTACGCTACCGCCCATAGTAGCAAATGTGTCTGAATTGTCTTTTATAACTTTTTGAAATTCATCCAATGTTAATCCAGCAGCAGTTGCTATATTATGAACGGCTTGTAAACTACCACCAAAACTTGCGCCAGATTCGGTAAGTGTTCTATATGAATCCAATAGTCCTTCGGAGATCTTGACCATGCTGGAAAATATACTGGCTAATTTACCTATTCCCAATGGCAGCTCTGAAAATGCATCAAATAAATCATGTAATCTTGCTTTGCCTTCCGCGGCTTTTTTTGCAAGATCGAATAAATTCATTCCTAATCCAGCAATGCTTCCAATAACATCACCGATGACTCCTACAATACCTGAAAGAACATTAGATAATACACTAATGGCTTTAATCATAGGATTAAATTGTTTGGTTGCTTCTGTAGCCGCCGAAGCTAATCCTCCTAACCCTTGACCAGTTCCTCCGGGCCCGCTTCCTGAGGTGGGTTTAAATGATCCGGCTAATTTTTTTAGAATTTCGGTCTGAGCTTTACTATTTTTAAGTAATTCGTCTAAAATTGCTTCCGCGGTACCATTCATAGTTTAAAAATGCCCATTATATTAGCAGATAAATAAAAGATCACAGATCTTCAAGTTTATTTATCGGAGAAAAATATGCAAAATAATCCTGTTCCAAAAAAAGCAAATCCTTTGGCCAACTATATGCGTCAGCCAAAGATTTATATCAAATTACCTAGTATGGGTAATTATTGGCCCATGGGAAGTATTGTAATGCCCGATACCGGAGAATTACCTGTTTATTCCATGACTGCCAAAGATGAATTGATGTTTAAAACTCCAGACGCACTGATGAATGGACAGGCCATGGTAGAAGTTATACAAAGCTGTATGCCTAATATTAAAAACGCTTGGGATTGTCCTACTATAGATTTTGATGCTATTCTTATAGCTATAAGATTGGCTACATATGGCGATAAGATGACTATATCCCATAAAATTCCTGTAATTAACGAAGAAGTAGATCACGAATTAGATTTAAGAATGGTATTACAACAACAACAGAATAATCGTTGGATCGAACAAGTGGCGGTCAGTGAGGACTTTATTATATTTGTAAGACCGTTAACTTATAAACATATGACTAAAACTAATCTTAAAAACTTTGAAACTTCAAGAATTTTAAATATGGTTAACGATGAAACTATTTCCGACGAAAAGAAAATGGAAATGTTTAATATCAGCTTTACTAATCTTACCAAAGTCACTGTGGATTTGATTACAGATAGTATTGCTAAAATTGTTACTAATGAAGGTGAAGTATCTGATAGAAAATTTATCGCAGAATTTATTGCCAATTCGGATAAGGATATGTTTAAACAGGTACAGGAACATCTAACAGAACTTAAAAAGAATAATGACCTTAAATCTCTAGAGTTCACTACTACAGAAGAACAACAAGCAGCGGGTGCTCCTGCCACTTATACAATACCAGTTAGTTTTAATAATTCTGATTTTTTCGACTAAGGCTTTTGACTATGACCCTGCCTGAGATCGAGGCAGAAGTCAAAAAATTAGATCGAGAGTCAAAAGCCTTAAGAAAAGATACGTTTAAATTAGCTTGGTATATGAGAGGTGCATTGACAGTAGATCAAGCATTTGGCATGGATATCTCAGATAGAGAAATTATATCCGAGATTATTAAAGAAAACATTGAAACTACTAAAACTACGGGCTTACCGCACTTTTAACTTTTATAATCAATACGCTTTATTGACTTCTTAAGTATAGAAATTTCATCAAACTCCGCATCAATAATGGTTTTATCCACCGATTCTTTAAGTGGTTTTGCTGCTATTTGTTTTGATTCAAATCCTGCTCTAGTAAGACGTTGATCAATGTTAGCAAGTTGTTGTTTTAATTGAGTAACTTCATCATTGCCGCCGCGATTACTGCGTACACTCCTTTGTGGAGCACCATCTCCCTGATATCGATCTCCCCGATAAGGCTGTGAAGGTCCGCCGAATTTTTGTCCCGATCTAGCAGTATGATAACCTTTACCAAACCCTCCTCCGAAAGCTCCTATAGTTTGAGTGAGACCACCGGCTGCTTGTGCTGTAACATCACCTAATCCTTTAACGAATCCAGGAGCAGCACTACCTGCTTTTTTTGCAAGTTTACCTGCACCTTTTAATGCACCTTTCCAAAATCCCTGTTTGGCAGTTGCATCATTCGTAGTACCAGTTGCGGCAGCAGTTGCATCATTCGTAGTACCAGTTGCGGCAGCAGTTGCATCATTCGTAGTACCAGTTGCGGGGGCAGCGGCTGTAGTCGGGGTTCCTACTTGAGGAGTATTAGGATCAAATGTTGCAGCAGTAGCAGGGTTTACCTGTTGTCCTTGGAATCTCATAGTTAAATTAGAAGGGTTTGTTGTCTTAGGTTCCGAAGAACTAGCTGTAGAAATAGATTTTCCGTCCGGACCAACTAACCCTGTTGGTGCAGTTTCAGCTTCTTGTAATGCAGATATTAATTGTTCGATTTTCATATACAATCCTTCAATTGACATTTTATTTATACTTCAATTATATAAAAGCGAACTCTGTTCGCTTGCCGTTTCGCTCACGCTCACAGCATTTTATGGATTTCTTTTTAATTCATGCAGATTGTATAGTCAGACGGAACCATTTTACTGGCTCCGTCCTTCTTGGTTTTCATGCGAGTTGCACAGCCAAGACATTGGATGTAGGTACTTAGTTTATACACCGCTCCATGGACTCTGTACTTTTCCTGCCTACTACGACACATTATATAGCTATAATGCCCGAAACTCGTTCCTGATCCTTCGGGTGTTTAGGAGTATTGGTGTTTTCGAATGACAGCAAGACATTCTATACCAAAATTTAGACCCTCAGGGGAATATTTCAGTATGTACGTGTGTGATTTCTAATCACTTTTTCCACAGCGGTATTACTGCTGGCCCGCTAACCTTATGTGCTGTATTGATTTGCCTTAGATGCCTTTAGGGAGCCATGTAACAAACTTTCCGCCACAAGTATTACAAATTACTTTACCTGAATGAGGACCAAATGGACCTCTAATGGGTTGCCAATTATGAGTTTCGTGTATGCCTAAATTAATATGTATATTTTTGGGATTTTCTAAACTAAACAATTTCCATTTTTTATCTTGAATTTCTCGCCTTTTTTTAGCCCATTCATAATGATCTATCTTATCGTATGCTTTGCGCTTTTCCCAATTTAATTTTGTCATTTTATTGATTTTAATATATGTGAACCATGTACCCTAACACGAATATGACCGTTATAATAATCATTTGACTCTAAAACTCTTCTTAATACCTGTTCTTTAAGCTCTAGATATGATGTTTGTGCTTTAGATGTGCAATAATGTAAAATTTCTCTGGTGAAGTTTTCTTTGCCTAATTTTGCTATGTCTTTTGTTAGTTCGTCTGAGGAGCCATAATATGTTTGCCAATCTGATTGAATTTTACTTTTAATTTTCTTTCTTTTCTTTTTGCCGTTCTTCAACTTTACAGTCTTGTAGGTCGTTTTACTAAATTTTGCTAATTTTTTGCCTATATACTTCCTACCTGTGACAACATTTACAATTATGTAAACAAACCCCACGCAATCTTCTGGTAGTTCTGTTACTTCTTTTCCTTGATAGGTCCACATCATTTTACATTCTTTTTGATAGAAGATCTACCAATAGTCCACCCAACTCCGGGACATTCTCTGCTTTTAACAGAGTTACTACCTTTACTCCACCAACGCTGACCAATTAGTGTTTTTGCTTTTTTTAGTTTAACCTCGTCACTTTGCGTTCTTCCGGACATTGCTTGAGATTGTTTTAATTTTTGTTCTTCGGATTTAGGTCTACCTTTCCCAGCTAAACTCATTTTTAGTTTATGCTCTTCGGATTTTGGTTTACCCTTATTCCCCCTAGCATTTTTGTTTCCTAATAATGATATTTTATTTTTCATAGAAATTGTAGGCTTTTTAATTCCTATTTGTTTCTCTCTGTTCTGTTTCTTCCATTCTTCTGATCTAATAATTCCGCTAGTGCCATCACCGCCGTCTGTTAAATTTCTTAAAATACCTGTACCTAAATCTTTTCGGCCATACCAACGAATCATTCTTCGCTCTAATGCCAAAGCACCTATTTCGGTAAGATGATGTTCGAGGATAATAATTTGAGACAAGTCTTTTGGCTTGGCAATTTCGCCTTTTCGTTTAGTGGTTGATCGTTTGCCTTTACCCTTACCTTATATAATAAGGAGTGCCATCCTTTCGAAGGTAAGCATAGACATAGAATTGTAAATACATTGCTGATAGCTCCTATAAACTGTTAGAGCCAGTGGATGCGTCAACATCGCGACTGGCACTTTTATTTATCTGATTACTAACAACTGTATTAATAAACCATTAAGCCGATTTGGCTTCCTTGCGAGCATTCTTTTCAGCAGTAATTTCATTACGGCGCACTTTAATTAATTTGCTCATCTCGGCCAATGCTTTGCGAGCACGAGTTCCAGCTGCGGAATTTCCTGACTCAAACTTAGAATTTTCTAATAGATATACGTCTAATGCTGACTTAATCTGATCTGTTGTTTCTGACATTTTGTTTTTCCTCTTTTTTTAATTGTCGAAGCCTTGCTTTTTCTTCCAAAGCAATTTTTTTAGCTTCTAGCATCTCTTTTCTTTTTTCTCTAACCTGTTTATAAACTAGCTTAGAAAGATTAAGCATCTCCTTTTCAATTTTACGCATAGCCCTAATCTGGCTACGTAATCGAATACTAGTGTCTAATCCTGTATGGGTAATAAACACTCTATGGTAGTTATGTAATGCTACAGCACGATCTATATATTCTGAATATAGCTTTTGATATTGTTCTAAATAATCAGGCGACATTTTCTACATCAGTGCTATAATTGGTAAAACCATTTTCTTTAATGACACGTAATACATTGTTCACACGACCAATCAATTCGTCTTTATGTGAAATGAGATATATATTTTTTCCTCGTTCGCGAGCCATCTTTTTCAATACTGCCAGAGAGCTTTCTACACCGGCACTATCTAAACCGGCATCGATTAATTCGTCGATAAACAATAAATTAATGCTTTGGTACAATCCTTCCCAAACATCTCGGAAAGAAAAACTTAAACTTAAAATTAATCTATTACGTTCTCCTCGAGACAAATTATCAAAGTCTAGTTCTTGACCTAGTTGTGTAATTTCTACTGTTAAATCATTTTGGAATACTACTTTGTGAGGTAATCCTAAACGATCGATATAATATGCTAATCTTTTGTTCAAATAGTTTAAATTTTGATCAATAATTTTTTTACGTATAAAACTATCTTTATTCGTTAATAGTTTATGTAAGAATTCTTGGTGATCTCTTAGTTTTGTTAATTCATTAATTGAATCCCAAGAAATATCTTGAATGGCGGATTTCTTTAAATCTTCGATTTGTTCTTCATACGGATTTTCTTCCACCATTCTTTCAGCAAGGCTTTTTTCTAAATTATCTAAATTATTTTTATGACCTAATGCTTCTGCTTCGGTATCGTAAAATGTAATAGGTCTGCGAGATAGTTTTCCTATTTCAGCAATATTAGCAGTAACACCCCCGAGGTCATCTTTAAGTTTAAAAAGATACGCAGCGGCTTCGTTTAAATTCTTTTCGGCTGCGGCAGACATTTCTCGATGTTTATGATCCTGTAATTGCTGTTCACAAGAAGGGCAAGTATGATCTTTTAATTTATTTGCTTCCTTCTTATATTTTTCTACAGATTTTTCAGCCTGGGTAAGAGCTGATTCTAATGTAGCCTTCTGCTTATTAAGGCTAGTAATTTTATTATTATTTTCTTCCCAAGTTTTTAGTTCTATATGTAATTTTAATTCTTTATCGATATTAACCGATTCCAAATCAGCAATAGCCTTAGCAAGATTTTCTATGTCTTGTTCTTTTTTAGTATTCCATGCTGAACTCTTAATTCCTAAACTATCGATACTTTTTTGTACATTATTGTTAGCAGTTTTAATTGCCTCGATACGATTATTTTCAGATAAGATAGCATCTTTGGATTCTTTAATTAATAATTTTAAGGCTTCTGCTTTTTCACTTAATAGTGTAATACCTAGTAGTTGTTCAATAACCTCACGTTGATCCGCAGCACTCATGCTTAAAAATGGTTCAGTATAAGTGTTTAATGCCACAAGATGTTTAAACATTGTGTGAGACATTTCTAATTTTTGTTCAATAGTCTTTTGTGTCTCTCGACTATCACCTTGGCTATCGTCCTCACCGGCATCGTCCATCTTTAATTGTTCTTCGTTAACATACAGTTTTAGTACGTTAGGTTTACGGCCTCTTTCGATTCGATACTTATTACCGTCTTTTTCAAATTCTACGGTAACTAACATGGATTTGCCATTAATCTTGTTAATTAAGTTTTCTTTTCGAATGTTGGTTAATGCTTGTCCATATAGAGCATAACTTAGTGCATTAATAATAGTAGTCTTACCAGTACCGTTTCTGCTGCCGGTATCCTCACCACCGAGATCAAGATTGCTGCCTAATACAAGAGTCAGCTGTTGTCGATCAAAATCTACAGCCTGGGTTTGGTTTCCAACTGATAGGAAATTCTTCACGGTTATATTACGGATCTTAAACATTGTGTCCTTTTATTTTTTCTTTAAGTTCTTTTAATGTTATCGAGCATTTAATGTATTTTGATCTATTTTCTTTATGTGGTAGCATTGTTAAATTACAAATATGTCCAATAATTTCTGGAGAAACATTATTTTTAAACCCACGTGTGATGCTATACATGTGATCTAAATGATAATCAGTTCTCCCTCGCCTTTCATAATTTTCTAAAAGAGTTAAATTGTTTCTATTTGTTTCGGCCCATACTTTATTTTTATATAATTCAAATGCAGGAACTTCTTCTTCGGGTATAGCAGTACCGTTTTTTACCCTAATTGCTCGACATCGTTGTCCTATTGCTCTACTTTCTTCCGGTGTTCTTTTTGCAATAGTATTTTTATGAGATTCTACTGCTTTATGTTTTATATTAAAATCTTGTAAGGGATTTTCTACATTGTATTTTTCTAAACAAGTTTGTTTACGTTTATTGTTAACAAGTTGAATATCTTTATTTTTCCAAGTTTCTTGTTTTTTCTTTATTAATTGTTCGTGTGCTGTTTTATTTTGTCGATAGTTTTTATCATATGTTGCATCTTTTTTTAATTTAATTTTGTCGACCTTACTAACATTATTAACACCGTATTTTTCTATTGTAGTATTTGATGCTTTTTCTCTGTTATTAAAATTTTCATCCCCATACCTTTCTTTTTTAGTTGCTTTATTTTTAGCGGTATTCTTAAAATTTTCATCCCCATATTTTATTTTACAGGTTTCTCTTTTTCTCTTTTGTATTTCAGGACAGCCTGAGACACTTTTGCTACAACAAAATGTTCCATTTTTAAATTGATAAGACGCAGTTGTTTTACAATATTCACAAATCATTATATATTTCCATAAGTAGTCTAGAATCAAATTGGTCTGATTCTATTGTATTTATGCTTTCAGTAACGATTTGATCTACACTTTCAAACTTGCTGTCAGGATTATCATCTATAATTCCTTCTAAATTAGTTTTATCTTGTATAAGACTAATTTCTCTAATATCATAATCATTAATAAATGTTTCTTTGATGAAACTAGCTTCTTCAAAACTAATATCGATATCTAAGTTCACTTTAATATGCATCTTAGACTGCATAATTTCATCTTTACGATCGATCAGTTCAGATAATTTTATATTAATATACTTAGGAGCATCAGGCCATGTTTTAAATTCCGGCTTTCCTCCCCATCCCAAAATCATCATACCTCTATCATTATCACCCGCATCAGCAAAATTGTGTGGAAATGCATTGCCAATATAAATTACTTTACCTTTTTGTTGACGTTTGTGAAAATGTCCACTAAAAATGTAATCAGGGCCATTAAAATCTTCGGCACGTAATTGGCCATGATCGGGCATTTGTATCATTGCGTTCATATAAAATAGCGGCAATTCAAAATGTCCAAATACATATTTGCTTTTTAAAGCCTTCATATTTTTCCATTCGTCACCGATTAACCATGGAACCAAAGTCACATCTCCTATTGTAGTAATTTCTTCTACGACAGTGACGCCAGGTATATGATGGCCAAACCCCGAACTATGAATCTCTCGGCTATCTTTATAAAATAAGTCGTGATTGCCGGGAAACCAAAAAAACTGTTCAAAGGCAGCTCCTAATTTTTCTAAACAACGGAGACTGGAGTCTAACGTATATAGATTTAAACTATTACGATGATGACTCCAGTCTCCCAGAAAGATACAAGTTTCGCAACCGGCTTCCTGCGCCTGTTCGATAAACCAGTCTACAAACTCCTCGCAATCTTTGAGATGTGTAGGCGAATTGGACTTTAGACCAAAATGAATATCTGTCATCGCGGCTACTTTTTTAAATAAACCCATTATATTTCTTTGGCCTTATATCCGTTATGGAATTCCTATATTTTTTGATTTTTCTAAAACAGTATCGGCACATTGGCCGATCTGCCTTCGGAATTCGTTTTCAAAGTATAACATACGACCATCTTCAATTTCAACCTTCGGTAGAATCTTCTTCAGCAGTGTCATTGCTTTTGGGCATACGAATATTTTTATATATTTCTGCTTGTCGAGCACTTTCCACAGCAAATTCTTGACTATTTTGTCTAGTTGAACTAGGTGTTAATCCTGCTTCTTCTAGCAAATCGTCTCGAATATTCTGACTTTTCTTTTCCAAATTTAGTATTCGAGTAAATGAATTAGTTACGGCCGCAGTATAATAAGCAAAGGGATTTTCGCTTTTACTTTCATCAAATTGTAGTCCAATATGACTTAGTTGTAGAATAGCTTGCCCTCGCATTTCGTCGACATATGTATAACCGCGCCAATTGCTACGTTGTGCATAGCGTTCGCTAAGTTTAATATACATTTTACCTAAATTTTCAGTAATACGTCCATGATCTTTGGAAAATTTACCAGTTTTGATTCCGCCTTTCCAATGACTTTTACCCACGCATATTAATTCGCCATTATCATCATATTTCCAATGTTGGAATGGGGGAAAATTTACTTTATCGTGATTATCGGCGCGTGTTTTAGTAGTTTTCTTGCGTCCCGGAGCCAATGGAATATGATCAAATGTCATAATCCTAATAATTACATCTGTTTTAGCGATAGTTTTGTAATCGGCAATACATTCCGATAATTTAATTTTTTTATCACCGCTAGCTCTAGCAACGGAAAATGCTTGAATACCCAATCTTTTAGCACGATTACGTTTAGCATCTGCTATAGTTCGAATATTAATCTTATCTAAACTTGTTAAAATAATATCATATTGATGATATTCGGGTTTACTAAAACTAGAAAATGAACATTTGCTTTTATGGATCTCTGCTAACAAGTCTTTATTATTTAGGTATTTTATTTTTCTTGTGATTATCGGTATTCCGGCGTTTGTCATTCTTATTATTATCCTTGTAGTGCAATTATAGCATAAATTTGTTATTTGTCAACAAATTATCGTATTAAATTAGCATTTTATTTATTGGTTAAATAGCATATAAGGAGTATTTTATGGCCGAGGTTACTTCAATACAAGATGGGGAAGAATTATCACAGGATGCTAATGCGCCCAGTGAAGTTGTAGTAAGGGCTGCTGTTAATTTAAATGGTGGAGAACCACCTGCTGATCCGCCTGTTCGAGTTACTACAACAAATGCACAAGGACAAGTTATTACCCCCACAGATTTGCGGGTCAAAATAATAGTTCCAAAATCTTATATAAGATCATCCACAGCGGGCCTTGCCAATGAATTATATAATATACAAGGTATAGTTTTTCCATACACTCCTCAAATTACATATGATGTTAAAGCAGATTATTCTCCAGTTAATCCTACTCATGGAAATTATACTCAATATTTTTATCAACATAGTTCAATCGGTCCTATTAATATTAACGGAAAAATCACAGTTCAAAATGATAAAGACGCTGGGGTTTATTTGGCCATAACACATCTACTTAAAGCATTAACAAAAATGAAATTTGGAACAGATTTAGATGCTGGATCGCCTCCTCCTATTTGTAGATTAAGTGCCTATGGGCAGTATATGATGCGCGATATACCGATTGTTATAAGCTCTTATAGAATAGATCTTCCGCCTGATGTTGATTATTTTACCTTGGGTAAAAATACAGTCTACGCTCAATATAAACAAGCAATGGTTCCTATCGTATCTACAATTAACATAACTTGTTATCCGATGTATAGTAGGAATGAGTTATCGAAATTTTCAGTTGATAATTTTCTTAACGCATATGCCGCTAATTCACAATATCTATAATCTAATATGACTACATATAAAAACGACAGTCCTTATTATGCAACCACTTCCACTAATGCTGGATATCTAGGTGTGATGACCTATCGAGATGTGCCGTATCAATCTGATGATATTTTATTTACAGTTACTAATGAATATCAATATCGTCCAGATTTATTAGCATATGATTTGTATAATAATTCTAATTTGTGGTGGGTATTTGCTATGAGAAATCTTTCCACAATTAAAGATCCGGTATATGATCTTGTAACAGGCACACAAATTTATCTACCTAAACTTAGTACATTAAAAAAAATATTAGGAATATAATATGGGTGAATTGAAAACAGATAATACAGATATTGTTCAAAAAACATATACTTTATCTAGATCCCCTGTGGAAACCGAATCAGTACAAACTAAATCTACAGCAACTAATATTTTAAATTCTTATAAATCTTATACATATAATTTTACAATGGCTGTTTTACCAATAGAAATGGCCAGCGATCCTAATACATATAGAACTAATACAACAGGCAATGATCCTCTAGCAGGATATACTATATTAAGATCGGGCGGAAAAGGAGGGCAGCCGTTTAAAGCTCCTGATTTTGCAACACCAGAAAATTTGCTTACTGCAGAATTTAATGCTGATCTTCCTCGTTACTCATCATCTGAAAATATTACTAATTCCGATGGTACTATTACCGAAACCCCTAGAAGATCTTTAGGCGTAAATGTAGAATCTCAACAGAGATTGTCTTTAATAAAAGAAGGTCCGGGGATAGTTACAGATTTTAATAATAGTCCTTGGGTAAATTTTGATTATTATATCGATAATGTTGAAATAAAAACGATAATGGCTCCATCTCGAGCTGCACACACAACTATTGTACAATCGATATCGTTTGACGTTTATGAACCTTATAGTGTTAGTGGATTTTTAGAAACAATACAAGTAGCAAGTATAACGGCGGGCCATATTAATTATATGCAAGCAGTATTTCTATTAAGAATAAAATTTTTAGGATACCCCGATGATCAATTGGATCCAGGAGAACCCGAAACAGTCGATAAAAGTACAAGATATTTTCCTTTTCATTTTACAAAATTAGATGTTGATGTGACAGAACAGGGTACTCGATATCATTGCCAAGCGGTTCCTATGGATCAATTAGCACTTGGACAGTCTAATCGTTTACAACGACCTATAAGAATAGTCGGGGAAACAGTGGCAGAAGTTTTAACCAATTTAATGGTTAGCATTAATAATGGCATATATGCAGATGCAAAAAGTGGTAAAGAACAAATTGCTGGTCCAAATACAAATGATACTTATGCTATCGAATTTCCTTCTATTGTAAATAAAAAATGGGATACTACAGTACCTAATACAATATCAAAGTCAAAAGTCGCTAGGTTATTTTTACAAAAAAGTATTTTCGGATTTCTTGATCCAAAAGACGCAAAATCCAGCAATTACAAATTTGACGATGAAGAAGGAGCAACCTATGCAAATACTCATGTTAATCCTACTGATGTAGCTATGGTATTTCCGGCAGATGCTAATATAAATGAAATTATTGATTCTGTTATACGCGATAGCGATTATTTAAGCAGTATATTAAGCAATGATACCTTACAAGTTGATTCAAATGATATGATCGACTTTTGGAAAGTAACTTTAAAAGTTGAAATAGGGCCGTATGATTTTGTATGGGGAAAAAATTCTAAAAAATATACATATCGTGTTGCACCCCATAAGATACATTATACACAAATTCCGGGATTTCAACAAACTAATGCAGATCCTGCAAAATTACAAAATTTAATATTAAGAAATTATAACTATATCTATACTGGCCAAAATGTCGATATATTAAATTTTAAATTAAATTTTAATACATTGTTTTATGAACCATTGGCTAGAGCAATGGGTAATAATCAAATAATACCTAGTAGTGAATCATTAGTTCCTGGTGAAACTGCTGAACAAAAGAAAAAAGCACAAACTGATTTAGAATCAATACAAAGAAAATTTATTGGTAGACCTGTAACACTTCCAGATGGATTTGCAAGTAAATTAAATCAAAAAAACGCAGGCATTCCATCAAAAGATCCTTTTGCTATACAAGCAAAAAATATGTTTAATTCATTATTATCAAATTCCCAGTATAGTATGTTAAAGGGGGATCTTGAAATAATCGGCGATCCTTTCTATTTGGTTACCGGCGGATTGGGAAATTATTTTCCTGATCAAAATGAACTCACCCCCGCAGAAACAGTGGATGGTGAAGTCAATCATAATTATTCGCAAGTATTAATAGAAGTTGATTTTAAAAATCCCGTAGATATCGATGACAGATCGTTGTCAACTAATGGAACAGGAATGGCAATTTTTGATAATAAGAAAGTTTCTTTTACAGGAATATATATGGTCACGCAAGCTACTTCTGTTTTTAGAGAAGGCGTATTTAAGCAACATTTAAATCTTATTAGAATGGTAGCAGTTGATGTGGATCCTAAAATAAAAGTTATTCCGATCGAACAAGTAATGGAATCTAACCCTAATCCTTATGATAAGTCAGTTCCCGATGCAGGCAAAGAAAAAATAGTCAAAACTCCATCATCTATACTTAATTTAATAAAAGGTATTCAAACTGTCGAGGGGTCTATTCAAAATGCTATTAATACTATAAACAATAAAATTAACGGTGGAATTAGTGCTGCTCAAGCAGAACTTAATAGTGTAATGAACACTATCAAGGCTGAAATATCACCAGTTACTTCTACAATATCGGATATAACATCGAAAATTCAGGGAGCTTCATCTGCATTATCTAATGCCGCAACGAAATTAGGATTAACCCCAGGACAAACAGCATCTTTATCATTGCTTCAAATACAAACAATGGTAAAAATAGCTCAATCTCTACCGCAAAATTCTAATTTGTCGCAATCATTAGCTAATGGTCTTGTACTTACATCTGCGGCATCGTTATCTAATATACCTCCAGCACAACCTGCAACAATAGCACCTCCGACGGGACAAACCATTAATGGAAAATATTATACATTTGAACAAATACAAGCTAATAAAGATGCTAGTGATGCATCGGGAATTCCTTTAAGTGCATACTATGGTATAAGTTCTTCTCAATCAACAGGAAAAGGACTTTAATTTATGACAATTAATAAAAGATCTTTAGCACCATTACCATCAGCTGGTCCATTCATAGGAGAAATAACTAATCATTTAGATCCTTCATATATGGGAGGAGTAGAAGTTGCATTAATTAAAGGTATTCCTGGAGATGTTGATAGTCAAGATTTTGTTTATCCTGTACAATATCTTAATCCTTTTTATGGAGTGACTTCGGCAAGATTCGAAGGTAATGATAGCACAAATTTCAATGACGTACAAAAAAGCTATGGAATGTGGTTCGTACCACCCGATGTAGGAACTAAAGTTTTAGTTATTTTTGTGGACGGCGATCCTAACCAAGGATATTGGATGGGATGTGTAATGGATGATTATCAAAATCAAATGATTCCGGGTATTGCTGCTAGTAAAAATTCTGCAGTGACTCGGGATCATATTAATACATACGGTACTACATTATTACCTGTAGCAGAAATACATAAAAAAAGTCAGAATATAAATGATGAATCAGTAATAGATAATATACCTAAAGCAGTCCATCCGTTTGCTGATAGATTATTACAACAAGGATTATTATTAGATACTATAAGGGGTGTAACTTCTAGTTCGGCTAGAAGAGAAATACCCAGTGCTGTATTTGGAATTAGTACCCCAGGTCCTGTGGATACTAGAAATGGAGCTAAACGTGGATCAATCGGATATCAAAGTTCTCGTCAGGCTCCAGTTAGTAGATTGGGAGGAACAACCTTTGTAATGGATGATGGAGACCTCAATGGTAATAACGAATTAGTGAGAATACGTACAAGAACTGGGCATCAAATTTTACTGCATAATTCTTCAAAGTTAATTTATATTGCTAATGCTGAGGGAACTGCTTGGTTAGAAATGACCAGTCAAGGAAAAATAGATATCTATGCTGCTGATTCGGTATCTATTCATAGTGAAAATGATATTAATCTTCGTGCCGAACGAGATATTAATTTTGAAGCAGGCCGAAATTTAAATATGGTGGGATTGCAGGGAATTCAAATAGAAAGTCAATCAGAATTAGCAATTATATCATCGGATAATGTATATATTCAAACTGATGGAGAAATGAATATTAATTCCGAAGGCGATTTTAATATTGAATCGACAAATAATTTTAATGTTATCGGTGATAACTCAGTTAAGATTGAAAGTTCGGCCGATGTGCATTTATCGGCAAAAGGTACAATGTATCAAGGATCTAATAGTGATTTCAATGTATCTGCGGGTGGCAAATATTTTGAAACTGCACAACAAATTCATATGAATGGACCTACTGCTGCTACGCCAACAAGTCCCGCTGCTGCGTCACAGGTAGATACATTGCCGAGATTTTCTTTACCAAATACTCTACAACCTAGTTCTTGGACCGGCAAATATTTTAATGCCGATAACTTTACTACAATATTAACCAGAATACCCACACACGAACCTTACCCTCAGCACGAAAATATTAACCCTACCCAATTTAATACAATCGGTACCGATGCCCAGGCAACTGGAGGTCCGACATCACAAATATCAGGAGGGGTATCAAAGCATATTTCAAGCCTAACAACTTTTAAACCTAATGTAAAAGCAGCTCCTCCTACCCCAACAGGAGATACCGCCAGTAAAAATTTACAGGCATTTTTATGGATGATTAGAGTAGCGGAAGGAACTGATACCATTAATGGCTATAATACTATGTTTACCGGCAAAACATTTAATGTTACCGATCCAACTATAAATGGAATAGCAAATCCCACATACAATTATGCCGTTTTTCCGGGAATATTGAATAGCGCAAATGGTAAAACTTCTAGCGCAGCTGGCGCATACCAATTTACATCTAAAACTTGGCAAGGTTGTCAGAAAGCTCTTAATTTGCCTGATTTTAGTCCCGCAAGTCAAGATAAGGCGTGTGTTTATCTATTATCCCAAACTAATTCTATAAATGATATTCAAAATGGTAATTTTACAATAGCAGTATCTAAGAATAAGAAAATATGGGCCAGTTTACCGGGTGCAAATTATCCAGGACAACCTATGCAAAAGTTAAGTGATTTACAAACAGCTTATCTAAAAGCAGGAGGAACAGTCGTTGCTTAAACAACGATAAATATCGTCATGCCTTATAAATCATTAGAAATTACAAATCCTACCCCATCAAGTCAACAATTTGTTGCTACTAATCACAAGTATTCGGGATTTAGTACAATTAACAATACAAATCCTGGATCAAAACTATATGACATTGATTTAATAAAGCAAGATCTTATAAATCAATTTAATACAAGGACTGGAAGCAGGGTAATGAATCCTACATTCGGTACTGTTCTATGGAATTATCTAATGGAACCATTGACTGATAATATTAGGGAATTATTACAAACCGAAGTTACAAAGATATGCTCGTCAGATCCTAGAATACAACCTATCTCAATTAATCTTACTGAATATATAGATGGATATTTGTTAGAATTAACAGCAAATATAGTAGGAACAAATCAATCTGTTAATATGTTGTTAACATTTGATCAAAATCTTGGGCTGGCATCGGCAGCGCAGCAATAATATGCTAAGTTTATTATTACAATAAATACCAAAGTAAATTAAAATTATGTCAATTCCAACAACACCATCTAACATATTAACCACAGAAGATTGGGTCAAAAAGTATCGATCTTATCCCAATGCCGAATTCCAAAGTTATGATTTTGATACATTAAAACGCATTTTAATTGCTTATCTTCAAGAGAACTATCCCGAAGATTTTAATGATTACATTAATAGCAGCGAATACATTGCATTAGTTGATTTAATAGCATATCTCGGGCAAAATCTTAGTTTCCGTATTGATTTAAATGCTCGTGAAAATTTCTTAGAGACTGCACAACGTAGGGACAGTATTTTACGATTAGCACAGCTAATAAGTTATTCGCCCTCTAGGAATATCCCAGCCTCGGGAATTTTAAAAATAACAGCAATATCTACCACAGATAGCGTTTTTGACAGTACAGGTATAAATCTATCCAACACTACTGTTGTTTGGAATGATTCTACGAATTCAAATTGGTATGAGCAATTTATAGACATTCTTAATGCTGCTATGAACGCCAATGCTGGTTTTGGAACACCTTTAGACAGTTTAACCATTAGTGGCATTTTAACTCAGCAATATCAGGTCAATAGTTCGACTAAAGATGTGCCTATATTTGATTTTACAAAAAATATCAGCGGCACATCGATGAATTTTGAAATTGTACCAGCAACGTTATCCAATGGAACGTCTGTATCTGAACAATCTCCTCAACCCGGAAGTAAATTTAGTTTTCTTTATCAAAATGATTATCAAGGTAATTCAAGTTCTAATACTGGATTCTTTGTTTATTTTAAACAAGGGCAATTGGGAGTATCTAATTTTACATTAACAACTCCGGCAGCTAATGAACTTATTGGTGTTAATATTAATAATATTAACAATAATGATGTTTGGTTATGGCAATTAGATTCTAATGGAAACTATTCAACCTTATGGACCCAGGTTCCGGCTATTACAGGTAGTAGCGTCATTTACAATAGTATTAATGCCGATGTACGAAACATTTATAGTGTAACTACTAGAGATGGAGATCAAATAGATCTAAATTTTTCTGACGGTAGTTTTGGTAATCTACCGCAAGGTGTTTTTTCTTTATTTTATCGACAAAGTAACGGATTGTCTTATACTATAAGTCCTCAACAAATGAGTGGTATAGTTATTAAGATTCCTTATGTTAATCAAAATGGTCAAAATCAGACGTTAACGATGACATTAGGATTACAATATACTATTTCTAATAGTTCAGGCGCTGAATCTAACGCCAGTATACAATTAAAAGCACCACAGGCATATTATACACAAAATAGAATGGTTACTGCCGAAGATTATAATATCTCACCATTAACATTAGGTAGTGATATATTAAAAGTTAAAAGTGTGGCAAGAGTTACTAGTGGTGTAAGTAGATACTTTGAATTAAGTGATGTAAGTGGAAAATACAGTTCAACAAATATATTTGCATCTGATGGTATATTATATAAAAATAATTCCGAATCAAATTTTACATTTACATTTGCTAATCAAAATGATATTTGGAATGTTATTAAAACACAGGTAGAACCTATTGTCGCGGATCCGGCATTACTGTCATTTTACTTCGATCAATATAGAACTCATGCTCCTATTGTTTTAGATCCTACATTGGAATTGTCATGGAATAAAGTTAGTACTACTACTGGACAATCGACCGGATATTTTCAAAATAGTACCGGGCCTATTAGTGTAGGTACTTATATATCTAATAATTTAAAATATATTACTCAAGGAGCCATGGTTAAATTTGTTTCTCCGGGTAGGTTAGCGCATTCCGATCCTAGATATAATCCTTCTTTAAATTATTTTACTCCTGCGGGTAAATTGGTAAAAAATAAAGGAAGTAATGGCCAATCATATGCTTGGGCAATGGTTAGTCAAGTTATTGGCAATGGATCCGCCCTAATTGGAAACAATGGACCTATTGTATTAAGTAATCTAATTGATAATGCTGCAATTCCTGTGGAAATTGTTCCTACCTTTATTAGCGCCTTTACTTATTCATTCGAATCCAATTTAGTTACCTTATGCCAATCTCAACAGAATTTTGGATTAACATTTGATAATATATTAAGAACCTGGACAATTATAGCCGATACCAATTTAGATTTGATAAATTCATTTAGTTTAATAAACCAAGGCGATTCTTCTGGACTTAGTTTAGATGCTAGTTGGATAATAGCATTTGTTTGGACTGGTAATAGCTATGAAGTGAAATATAGATTTACAAATTATATATTTCAAAGTGTTCAAGAAACAGCATTTTACATAGATCCTAATAATGTAAATTATGATTTTGTCAGAAATACAGTTGTAAAAGATCAAATTAACATATTATCTATAAATTCTTTAAACACAACTACTAGTGTAGGATTAGGTAAAGATTATCAATGGCAGATAGATGGAAATATTACGGAAACAGATGGATATGTAGATCCTAGTAAAGTTGAAATTAGTTTTTATAATTACAATAATTCAGGACAAATTTCAGATCCTGATGCTTATAATAATATTGTACAACCATTTAGCACAGATTCTATAACAGGATATCAAGATAAATTTGTTTATTTTCAAGTGCAATCTGATGGACAAACATATGCTCCTGTAGATAGTGGAATATTTACTGCATATCCAACTCCTGATGCTGTTCCGACATCTGGACCAAATGCACCTAATAACGGAGATTTATATTATTTTTATGATTCTTCTTATAATGTTGTGAACAAATATGTTTCGGCAGGTATTCGTCAATATAACACTACAGTATATTGGGAATATGTTCCTGGCTATCAAGTTTACTCAGGACGATCGAATTTAAAATTTCAATACTTACATAATAGTGGAGAAGATACAAGAATTGATCCTAGTAAAACTAACATCATTGATATCTATTTACTGACAGCAGATTATGATACTGCTTATAGAACATGGTTATCTACTGGAGTAGGCCCGGCACCATTGGCTCCTACTAGTAATAGTTTGTCACTAAATTATTCTGCATTATTAGAACCTATTAAAACTATTAGTGATCAATTGATTTTTCAACCTGTAAGTTATAAAATATTATTTGGTAGCCAAGCAGATACTAATTTACAAGCTACATTTAAAGCAGTTCAAAGTTCTTCAAGTATTGCTAGTGTTAGTAATTTACAAGGAAGAATACTAACTGCTATTAATGATTTCTTTTCCTTGCAAAATTGGGATTTTGGTCAATCATTCTATTTTAGTGAATTATCCACATATGTAATGAATTTATTAACACCAGATATCACAAATTTTGTTATAGTTCCTAATTCAGAAAATTCTTTTGGAAGTCTGTATGAAATAACATGTCTTGATACCGAATTATTTGTAAGTGGGGTAACAGTAAATAATATAGAAATTATTAGTGCGATTACTGCCAGCCAATTAAATCTTACAAATAATATAATTACTAGTGCTGGAAATTAATCATGGCAACTAATTTTATTCAGTCGGTTAATTTACTTCCGGATTTTTTACAGACAGATAAGAATACAAAATTTCTTGCCAGTACAATCGATCAATTAATTCAAAAACCTCAATTAGAAAGGTTAGATGGATATATAGGATCTACCAATACTCCTACATATACCACTAGTGATGTCTATATTTCTGAATTTTCTAATTTAAGAACAGATTATCAATTAACTCCATCATTAATTGTCCAAGATGAATTAGGAAATATTAGTAGTGTTGTTGCTATAGATGATCTTGTAAATGAAATTAATCTTTACGGCGGAAATACAGATAATTTTGATAGATTATTTAGATCTGATTTTTATTCATATGATCCGAAAATAGATTGGGACAAATTAGTAAATTACCAACAGTATTATTGGTTAATTAATGGGCCAGATCTATTAATATTGAATAATGTGGAAAGTGTGGTATCGAATATTCTGGGTCGTACAACATATTCCATTAATGGAATAACATTGTCTAATGGTATGAAAATATCATTCGATAATACTGTAGAAACTTTTTATCAAAATAAAGAATTTTTTGTCGAGGGGGTTGGAACATCAATAGTTTTGATCGATCTTTCTACTTTGACAGGAACCGAATCGGTAGATACATTATATACGGATTCATTTGATGCTAGCCAGTTTGATCAATATCCATTTGATGGAACAGTAAAACTTCCATTAAGTCCTGATTATATAACAATTAATCGAGCCAGTCAAGATTTAAATCCTTGGACTCGTAATAATCGATGGGTTCATGCTGATGTAATTGCAGCATCAGCTGCTGCAACTAATCAAATACCGGTATATCCTTCAAATTTACGAGCTACTAGACCTATTATAGAATTTGCAGCGAATTTAAAACTTTATAATTTCGGAACATCAGGAATACCTAATGTCGATTATATCGATAATACTATAACTGATGTTTTTTCTACAATATCAGGTTCGACCTCCACTGTTATAATAGACGGAGTTTCTATAGCACCAGGAACAGCAAAAAATAATACAGTAATATTCCTTGCTGATAATAATCCTGCAGTTGCTGGAAAAATTTATCAAATTAATTATATAACTATAGCAGGTCAATTAAGATTAACATTAACAGAAATCGATACATTGATAGTTGGATCCGCAACTGCAGTTAACTATGGTAAAACAAATGCCGGAACTAGTTGGTGGTATAATGGATTAACATGGATATATGCTCAACAATATACTACAAATAATCAAGCACCACTATTTGATTTATTCGATGATCAAGGCCATAGTTATAGTGATACTACATACTATTCTAGTAATTTTACTGGAAATCAGATCTTTGGGTATGGGGTAGGAACTGGAATTTCCGATCCTGTATTAGGTTTTCCATTACAATATAAAAATAATTTAGATCTTAATGCTGCTTATTTGTTTCAAAATTATTTCATGAATGATACTATTACTATCATTGAAGATAATCAACTAACACTTATTCCTACAAAAATAACGTATTTTAAAATAGGGGAAAATTATTTTAATGTGTGGAATAAAGCAGCAGAATATCCCATACCTGTATTAACCTCAAATTTAACTGCCACTACATCTACATATTATAATTTACCATTAGGACTTACTAATAATCCTTTAAATGGCCCTATTAAATCATTTACATTAAGTGATTTAACTAATCATGTCAATACTATGGCATCTAATACTCTTTCAGGATTTGTAGCAGCTAATACTGCTTCGACTATTTTAGTACCTGGTAATAGTAATTTAAGAGATATTGGAGATATATCAATTTATGGTAGCAGACTGATATCGAATATTAATCCTATGCCATATGCCCACTTGTTTATCGGTACAAAAGAAAACAGTGTCATTGACGCATTAACAAAGGCAGCAGATCAATATAATCAATTTAAAATGGGGTTTTTAAAAAAAATCTCAGCAATAAGTATTCAAACAGATCCTGTTCTTGCTGTTGATACTGCATTATCGGAAATGAATGCTAATAAAACATCCGTTTCGTCTTATTATTTTTCAGATATGGTTCCTTATGGAACAGATTTTATTTCAAGAACTTGGACAGTTATTAATAGTGCTAATACAGTTTACCCCATAACATCACCGTATGATCCTACGGCATTAACATTAAGAGCAATACTAGTTTATGTAAATGGCACACAATTAATTTATGGACAAGATTATGAATTCGTTGCTAATGATCCATATGTTCAATTTTTAATTACATTAAATGTCGGCGATGTGATTATTATCAATGATTTTACAAATACTAAAGGAAATTATATTCCTTCTACCCCTACCAAATTAGGGTTATATCCTAAGTTCACTCCTAGAATTTTTCTTGATAATACGTATATTATTCCGGTTAATGTAATTCAAGGTCATGATGGTAGTATTATGACCGCGTATAATGATCATAGAGACGAGATTATTCTTGAATTTGAAAAAAGAATTTACAATAATATTAAATCAAATTACAGATCAGAATTATTAGATATTAATGTATCTTCTCCTGGCGCATATAGAACTAGTGATTATTCTATAGATGAAATTAATACTATAATACAACAAGATTTTATTAAGTGGGCAAATTATTACGGAATTGATTATACTGTTAACACAACATTCAATCAAGATAATTATTTTACTTGGAATTATACTAGCGGATATAATAATAATACTAACACATTATTATTTGGATCTTGGAGAGCTATTTACAAATATTTTTATGACACCGATCGTCCACATACCAATCCTTGGGAGATGTTAGGATTTAGTGAAGAACCTAGTTGGTGGGTAAATCAATATGGAGAAGCACCATATACTTCTAATAACGATAGTTTATGGGATGATCTTGAAGCAGGCAGTATTGCTCAAGGACCCACGGCAGGAATCAACACTTTATATGCTCGTCCTGGATTATCAAATTTAATACCAGTGGACAATCTGGGAAATTTAATTGATCCTATAACTCTCGGATTAGCTAAGAATGTTACCTCGATAACTAATACCCAATCTTGGAAATTCGGTGACCAAGGAGCCGGAGAAACTGCATGGAGACGTAGCAGTTATTGGCCATTTGTTGTACAAAAAATGTTGGCATTAACTCGTCCTGCCACATATGCTTCATTAATGTATGATCCTATTAATATTAATAAGAATATTGCCGGACAATGGACTTATGGTTCTAATTACGAATTTTTAAATCTTAAGAACATGCCGATTCAAGGGTTAAATGACACATTAACTAGTGGTTATAGTGTTTATGTAAGTGAAATCGGGCGTCAACGAACGGGCAATTATAATCAAAACTTATATAACAATCTAACTAATTTAAATGTAAATTTATTTTATAAAGTAGGCGGATTTGTTAACAATACGGAATTGCAAGTTATTATTGATGCAGTGGATCCCACTAGTACAAGTCCTGGATCTATATTACAGCCAGAAGATTATTCAATTATTTTAAATGTTAGTAATCCTATTCGAGCTAGCGCAATCTCCGGAATTATTATACAAAAAAATAATAATAAATTTTTAATTAAAGGATATGATACACAAAACCCATATTTTAGTGTATATACATGTATAAGAAATGCCAATACACCTACAATTACTATAGGCGGAGTATCGACATCATTTTTAGTATGGGCACCTAGTATTTCAAATGGTGATACTGGATTAACATCAGAACAGACAACTACAGCTAATTCGGCGGCCTCTGGAACATTTTATCAGAAAGGACAAATTGTTTTTTATAATGGAAAATATTATGTTGTACAAATAAGTCATAAATCTGGTCCTACATTTGATGAAGAATATTTTCAGCAAATAGCTTCATTACCGATTACTGGAGGAACCACAGTACAAATTGCTGCAAGATTTGATAAGTCTTCAGTTGAGAAAATAACTTATGGAACAGAATTATCTACCATACAACAAGTATATGATTTAATAATCGGGTATGGTGCATGGTTACAAGATCAAGGTTTTTCATTTGTAGAATATAATTCAAATTTACAATCGACATTAAATTGGGATTATACATCGAGAGAATTCTTATATTGGACTACACAAAATTGGGCCGATCAAAGCGTAATAGCCTTAAGTCCATTTGCTAATCAAATAGTTTTTAACTTATCTAATTCTGTAGTAGATAATATATTTGATAGTTTTTATCAATACAATTTATTACAAGCAAATGGAGTTCCATTTCCACAAGATCAATTATCAGTAACTAGAAATAATGGTATATGTACAATACAGACATTAAATTCAGTTAATGGAATTTATTTTGCTAGATTAAACTCTGTACAAAAAGAACATGCGATGGTGTTCAATAATTCTACAATATTTAATGATACAATCTATGATATAGAAACTGGTTATAGACAAGAAAGAATGAAATTAGTAGGATTTAAAACTGCTAATTGGAATGGTGATTATTTTAGTCCAGGGTTCATATACGATCAAGCGGTAATAACTAATTGGAAACAATATACAAAATATATCGTGGGAGATGTTGTATATTATGTAGGAAATTATTATTCTGCGGCAAGAAATTTGGATGGATCGTCGACTTTTGATTTTACTCAATGGAATTTATTAGGTAAAAAACCTGTCGCTCAATTATTGCCAAATTTTGATTATAAGATTAGTCAGTTTGAAGATTTTTATAGTCTTAATATTAACAATTTTGATTCATCTGTACAACAAGCAGCACAAAATTTAATAGGATATACACCACGTAATTACTTAAACAATATTTTTTCAGATCCTATTGCCCAATATAAATTCTATCAAGGATTTATTAGGGAAAAAGGAACAAAGAACGCTATTACAAAATTAGCTCGCGCTAGTATCAATACATTAGATAGTAAAATAGAATATAATGAAGAATGGGCATTTCGTGTAGGTTATTATGGATCTTATTCCTCATTTAATGAAATTGAAGTTCCTTTAATCGAAGGATCTTTTGTTGATAATCCTCAAATTATTAGTTTTGTTGACAAACTTCCTTCCAGTACTTCACAATTAATTGAATATGCATTGCCCAGTAATTTGGCTATTGTGCCTCAAAATTATCAAGCAAATAATACTTTTGTTACAACATCATCGAGTGATATATTTCGATTGGACGTTGCTGGTTATCCTCGAATCGATGATGTCGATTCAACAATATTTAATCAAGATGCTATATTAAATCTTACTAGTACAATTTCTATTAGTAAAGGCAGTACAATATGGTTAGGCAATACTACCAATAATGATTGGGATGTTTTACGTTACACATTATCTTCCGCTAGGGTCGTTAGTTTAATAATTGACAATACAGTAGAACATCAATTTAATTTAATAACAGACAATAGACACAATTTATCAATAGGACAATTTATTTCTATTGCCGAATTTGATGCACTGGTAGACGGTGTTTACCAAGTTAATACTATTCCTAATATTAATGAATTTACAATTATTAGTACTGCATCTTTTATCACTGTTAATATTAAACCTAGTACTCCTGGTTTATTGTTTACATTTAATAGTGCTAGATATGATAATTTTGATGGGTTACCCACTGATGATATATTATTAGATTTAAATAAAAATTCCATTGTATGGACTGATGATGACGGAACAGGAAACTGGGCAGTTTATCAAAAAATAAAAAATTATGATGACAATCTTATAAGACAACACCCGCTCTCATCTGGACAGAAATTAGGGTGGAGTATTAGTAAAAAAAGAAATTCTAATATTTTCTTAGTTGGTGCTCCGGGGTATATGGATTCTAAAAATTCAGGAAATGTTTCTGTTTATTTAGAACATTCGGGATTTCTTCCTTTACAATTCGATTATGGCATTAATAATAATTCTATCAACACATATTGTTCATTAGATTTTGAAACAGGATTTGGACAAAGTGTAATATATGATGATACTTATAGCACATCTTCTTATGGTTTAATGTTTGTTGGAGCACCATTAGCTAGCAATGTTAAATGGACTAATACAGGAACAGTAAACACAGTTACTACAGTTGCTACTCCATCAATAAATGTTCAAGAGGGTTTAGTAAAAATTAGTAGTATTAACCCTAACATAATTAATGAAGTCACACAATTAGTATTAGCAAGCCCATATCCTAATAGTTATGAACAATTCGGACATAGTTTATATGAAGCAGGATTGCCTTCTGCAAGATTATTATTAGTTGGAGCACCACAAACAACTAATTCAGGACCAGGTAATGTATATGCTTATTGGATATCAACTACTACAAATGATATAGCAAATAATATTTCCTATATAGGAAATGTTAGTACATCATCCATTACTAGGGTAGGTAGTTTATGGGGGAACGCGATTAGCGGATCTGCGAATGCTGAATATATAGCAATCGGAGCTCCTGGGTATTTTACAGGAACGGGGTTAGTATCAATATTTGCGGGAGTATCACTTACATATTCGCAAACAATAATTAGTCCTTTTGGAAAAACTGGAAATTTCGGAGAATCAATTGCCCTTAATACTTCGGGAAATTATTTGTTTGTTTCGGCTCCTAATTCTAGATCATCTAATCAATCTTATGGTAAGGTTGCAGTATATAATAATGAATCGGGAATTTATACACTAACACAAATTATATCAAATCCTATTCCTGGAATAGGAATGAAATTCGGTCAAGCAATAGACGTTAATTCCGATGCTACGGAATTAACAATTACCGCATTAGGTACTAACAAACATATTATTGATACATTTGATGTTTACTCTCGCCCATTATCAAATAGTAAATCTTTATTCAATACACCATATGTAAATGATTCCAACAGTATACTTTCAGATGTTCCTACTACTTTTGATTTGGGATCGACTACGTTTTTTGATACTATAATTTATTCAGGTACTGCATATGTTTATAACAGAAAACAAAATTTATTTAAATTAGCAGAAGAATTAGTACCATTAGATACTAATACGGGAACTAATTTTGGATTTAGTCTCGCGGTTAATGATAATACCATTTATGTAGGAGCACCTGCTTATAAAAATAAAATATCTCCGGATAATGCAGTTAGTGCATTTACTCAGTATTATAAAATTAATCAAACAGCAACAAGCTGGAATTTATTAAGATACCAGGATCGATTAGTAGATGTTGATACTATACAAAAAATAACAGTATTTGATACATTTAATGATGATGTATTAAGTTATTTAGAAGTTATTGATCCGTTAAAGGGTAAAATAGCAGGAATTGCGGATCAAGAATTAAAATATAAAACATCATTCGATCCTGCGATATATTCTATATCCAATAATTCAACGGTTAATAACCTTAATACCAATTGGCAAGATTCGCATGTAGGAGAGTTATGGTGGGATTTAAGTACAGCAAAATATACTTGGTATGAACAAGGTGAACTAGAATATAGAAGAAATAATTGGGGAGCATTATTCCCAGGATCCAGCATTGATGTTTATGAATGGGTAGAATCAACATTATTACCTAGCCAATGGGCTGCCCAGGCAGATACTACAACAGGATTGGCCTCTGGAATTAGCGGCCAACCAAAATATTCTGATAATAGTGTATTATCTGTAAAACAAGTCTATAATAAAATTAGCGGTAATTTTACAAATTATTATTATTATTGGGTTAAAAGTTCGATAATAGTCCCTAACGCTTCTAATAGAAGAATATCATGTAATGATGTAATATCAATAATTTCTAATCCTAAAACTTATGGATTACAATATGCCGATATTATATCTAGTAATGCTGTAGCCGTAGCTAATATAGATAATTTGCTAGTCGATGACAGGATAAATTTGAATATTTCATCTGATATTATTAATAATTCTATTCCTCGACATACGGAATGGTTATTATTAGAAGAAAATAATCAAAATAGTGTACCAAATGCATTATTAGAGAAAAAATTATTTGATAGTTTAATGGGACATGATAATTTAGGAAATCCTGTTCCAGATCCTGCACTGTCTCAACGACAAGCATATGGTATCGAAATTCGACCACGGCAGTCTATGTTTAAAAATAGAATCACTGCCTTAAGAAATGTTATAGAATTTACCAATAATATTTTAATTAATGAACGTATTGTAGGCAGTTATAGTTTTGAAAATTTAGATAAGCAAGAATTACCTCCAGATAGTTACAGTAACACTTATGATCAAATAGTAGAAGATGATGACGCATTATCGTTAATAGACACTACTGGTTTTGTAACAGCGATTTTTACTTGTACTCTTACAACAAGCACGGGTCAAATATTAGGTATTGATATTATAAATTCCGGAATGGGATACTTAGTTAATCCTACAGTTACAGTAGAGGGAGATACCTCAGGGGCGTTAATTACCACAGAAATTAATACTGCAACCGGAGCTATTCTTTCTGTATCAATTATTAATCCCGGAGCAGGATTTGTGACGGCGCCCACATTAACTGTTCGTCCATATACAGTTATTGTTCAAGCAGATTTTACTTCTAACGGTAAATGGGCCATATATAGTTATATTAATAATAACTGGATTAAAGTAAGAACTCAACTGTATAATACTACATTATATTGGAATTATGTCGACTGGATCAGCCCAGATTATAACAAATATATCAATTATGCTGCTATTGTTAATGATATATATGGTCTTAATGAATTAACTTCTTTAAGCAGCGGCGATTATGTAAAAATTAATAATGGAGGGTTGGGTAACTATATTATAGTAGAAAAGGTTGAATCAGGCGTTCTCGGCAATTTCAATAATAATTTTAATGTAGTATATTCTCAAAATGGTACTATACAGATTTCAAATAATCTATGGGACATACCAGATAGTAATTTCGGATTTGATGAAATAAACACATGGGATCAAACCCTATATGATCAAATTCCAGATTTAGAATTAAAATATATTTTAGCAGCAATAAAAGAAGATCTATTCATTAACGATTTAAAGGTTAATTGGAACTTGTTCTTTTTCACAGCAGTAAAATATGCGTTATCTGAGCAAAAACAATTAGACTGGGCATTCAAAACATCATTTATTAGTGCAATTAATTATGCAGGAGAATTAAGTCAACCACCCGTATATAAATTATTGGATACTACTAATTTTGAAGATTATGTATCGGAAGTTAAACCTTATCATACACAGATCAGAGAATTTATAACCGATTATACTGTGCTAGAACCTACAAATTCTTATACAACAGATTTTGATTTACCATCGTATTATGATAATACCTTAGGTAGATTCAATAGTATTCAATTAGGAAATCCATTATTGTCTGAGTATCCTTGGAAATCTTGGGCGGATAATTACACTTATCAAATAGGTAGTATCGAGGTTGCAAAATCTGGTTCGGGGTATACTTCTGCACCGACTGTAGTAATAACCACAGCTACGGGAGATACCGGTTCGGGAGCAAAAGCAGTCGCTTATATATCATTAGGTAAAGTTTCTCAAATCGAAGTTATTGATTCTGGGTCGGGATATGTTATTCCTCCAGTAATTACAATAGTTGGTGGCGGCGCAATTACCACTGCTACAGCATATCCTTATCTATCAAATAATGTAGTTAGAGAACCTACTATTACAATGAAATTTGATAGAATTAGTTCTACATCTTCTATAACAACCTTACCGGTAGTTGATTCATTTATTGCTAATGGGCAAACAGCAGATTTTATATTATCATGGCCTGCAGTTCCAGATAAAACTAAAATAAAGGTAACTAATAGTTCTACACAGGTTTTCCCATCAGATTACACAATAATTTATTATTCTAATTCTTATAATGGATTTAATACAGTTTATAGTAAAATTGTATTTTTAAATTACGTGCCTGCAATTAATAATTTAATAACAGTTTCTTATATTAAAAATATAAATGTCTTGACTGCTGCCGATAGAATATTAAATTATTATTCTCCAACATCGGGTATGCCGGGCGTAGACCTTGCTCAGGTAATGACAGGTATCGAATATCCAGGAACTAATTTACAAAGTCCAGGATTTTTTGATAATACTCCTTTAGATACTGAAATTTCAGGTGGTGATTTAGGATACACTGTTGCTACTGGTACAGAAACAACTGATATTATTATAGATGGTGACGGATTTATTACTCCTAATACTAGTTATGGGCCTGAGGAATTAATTCCCGGTGAAATTAATGAAAGTTTAGGCATTAATGTTTACACTAAGAATAGCAATGGGTCACCAATAGTATTATCGTCATCATTCGATATATTTGCTGGTATAACTGCTATTAGAACAATGTCTATTGTTCCTCCGGATTATGCTAGCATCCTAGTAGCTTTTGAAGGCACAATTTTTACATATGTTCCCGAGAACAATTTTTCAACTTCCACCACTTATCAGTATTCAATCGATTGGCAAACTAATCAAATGATTATTCCTCCGCAGCCAAAAAGCGGAAAACTATCATATAGTATTGTACAAGAAGGAGGGTTGTCGACCCCACATCAAACAGGATTTATTGATTTTTCTACAGTGAATACTGTTACTACTTCAACATCGATTATTCAAGTAAGAGGAATAAGTGGCGGTGATACTGTTAATTCTGCGTTTGTCACGATAAACGGACAATCTATTACTACTTCTACTATTACATCTCCCTATTATTCGTTAATTGACGGAATTGTAACAGTTTATGGATTGCCAGCAGGTATTAGTACTATTACTGCATGGTTTTTTGGAACTTCTCATCAATTGTTTAACGAAATCAATGAACAAGTATTTGAAATCACTGAAGGACTCATTCCCAATATTGCAACCCCTCAACAATATCTATTACCATTGACATATCCTCCGGGCAATGTTAAACCTGAAATAGCAAGTGTTTTAGTTGAATTTTATAATAGTGTTACAGGAGGAACTCGTTTATTAATACCTCCTCATATTGATTATTATCAAATAACTTCTGATGAAGTTAAAAATCCTGTATTTCTTATTAATAATTTAAATGGTGCCGGTAATGTTTATAACACTACTAATGTTAGAGTATATATTAACGGTTCACAATTAAATCCAGGATTCGATTACTCTGTTCAATCAGATATTAATAGCTATGTAACAATACTAACAAAATTATTCGTTAAAGATGTAGTAGCAATTTTAAGTAAACCGGGATACAATGATGGTAATCAAAATATTGATTTACAAAATTATGAATATGATATAGAAGACGGCAATTTATATCTATGTGTACCACCAAATAATGGGTTAGTATTAACAGGATGGAATATTAATAATATAGGTGAAATTAGAGTTATCACATATACTAATCAAGATGACATGATGATAGAAACACAGTCATTCTTCGGCAATGATACCGGACGTTTCCAAGTTGTTAGACCTATATTAAATGAAAATTATGTTTGGGTCACAGTCAATCAAGTTCCTATCGTTAATTTTGTTGATTTTAATATACTTGATGACCAAGTTACAATTCAATTATCCGATAAATTTGTATTAACTAGCGCAGACATTATAGAAATAATTAGTTTTAATAGTATCGATTCTGTCGCCACTGTGGTTGGATATAGAATATTTGAAGATTTATTTGATAGAACACATTTTACTCGATTGAGTCATCATAATTCAACTTATCTAACAAGTCCTTTATATTCGACTAGTACCAACATTTATGTAAATGATGTATCGATATTAACACCTCCATCCGATGACAACGCTATACCTGGTGTAGTATTAATTGATGGGGAACGTATAGAATTCCTTAGTATTGATTATTCTAATAATGTTTTAGGACAACTTCGTAGAGCAACACTAGGAACAGGTCCTAAAGATGTCAGTGTAATAGATACAATAGTATTTGATCAAGGATCTTTACAGAATATTCCTTCATACAGTGAATCTATATTAGTACAAAGTACATTAACTACAGCCGGAACGGTTGTTTATTCTATATCAACTGCATCCACAGTTACAAATTATAATGTAGGATCGATATTTACAGGTACATTTATTAATGATGGTATTACATTATCGCCATTGATTAACGCAATTGATCAAGTAACAGTATATTATGGTGGACGATTATTGAATAAGGTAGGAACATATCAGCAAGATGTTAATATATCTTACAATTCTCCAATTATAAACTTTAATACATCCACTTCGGCCGGGCTTATTCAAGTACCATTTGTACAAGATTTACCCATTACAACTAATATTGGTGATGCAGGAATTGTATTGAATATATTAACAACATCTACTCCGACAGCCAATATTACTGCAGAGGTATCGGCAGGATCAACAATACTTCCTATCTATGGATATATTGAAGCATCATTAATTAATATAGGGGATTATGTACAATGTGTATTTTATTCCAATGGTGGGCCGGTATCTGCAATTCCCGATGGAACTACTATAATTGATTTTACAACCGTAAGTGGATTTGTAAATAATATAACATTAAGTACTGCTACTATTATTGATTTGCCAACAAGCCCAGTAACGATTGTAACAATTTACCCTTATACAACTTCTAATCAAGTTTGGGTATATGAAAATTCCACAGACCCTAGAGCAGTTAATGGGTATGTTTATCGAGGAGTAACTTATACTCCTCCGGAATTTACAATAACTACTTCTACTCAGCAAATTAATCTGAATATTGCAGCCGGAATAGAAAATGGTGTTAAATTAACGGTGGTACAGAAACAGATTTCCACAGCAACTTGGTGGAATTATGGTGTATCATTATTAGATAGTACTACGGTGAATGCGAAATTCTTACAAAAAGAACTATCTGCGATACCCACTGCGTATTATTATGGTAACAATCCTTAATTAGCTTAGTATAAATATATTTTATGGAACAGTCTAAAATTATGAATAATCAATTACAGTCCCGAGAAAATACAACGATTGCTCGCCCTAATGAGCAAGGTACGGTAAAAATTCAAGGTCACATTAAGATATTTGATCCTGTAACTAATGAAGTTTTTGTCGATAAACGTAATGCTATAAATTATGAAAACTTTTCATTAGCCTTGGCGCAAAGTATGAGCAATCAGGGATACGGTACTATCTCACAAATGGCTTTTGGAAATGGAGGAACACAGATAGATGATACGGGAATTATAACCTATCTTACCCCAAATACTGTGGGTCCAACTGCTGCCCTTTATAATCAAACATATAGCAAAGTAATAGATGCTAGTTTACCCAGCGATCTAGATCCTGCTAGAAACTTTATGCAGGTACGTCATGTATTAGGAGCGGCATATAGTGATATTTTAGTTAGTTGTTTGTTAGATTTCGGTGAACCAGCTGGGCAAGCTGCTTTTGATAATGCTACGAATCTCAATGGTACATATATTTTTGATGAATTAGGGTTAATGGCTTATACTTCAACAGGAGATAGCTTATTATTAACTCATGTTATATTTCATCCCGTACAAAAATCATTAAACAGAATGATTCAAATTGATTATACTGTAAGAGTGCAAAGTTTAACAAACGGAATGTAATATGTCATATACTCTATTAAACAACGATGGATCGGTTCTAGCAATATTAGCAGATAATACCATTGACCGACAATCCACTAGCCTTACATTAGTTGGAAGGAATTGGATTGGATATGGACAGTATTTAAATCAGAATTTTATTAATATATTAGGAAATTATTCCAATGCTAATCCACCATCTACTCCATTAAAAGGACAATTATGGTATGATTCTGTTGGAAAAAGATTGAATATTTACGACACAGATTTTAAACCAATTAATGGTGCTATTATATCGGCAACACGACCTGTGGATTTAAGTAATGGGGATTTATGGTGGAATTCTAATAGCGATGAATTAAACATATTATCAAATAATATCTTATATACTGCGGGCGGATGGAATATTAGTTCTGATACAGTAATATATGATGTAACTAATTCATTTCAATTGCCTGCCACAATAATTGAAAATGATGGAGTAATCCTAGGATATTATAGTAATGTCGCATCCTCAATCGGTACATTAAACACTACATCTGTTTATATAAGTGCCATTACTCCATCTGCAGTTCAAGGTTTAAATATTTTAGGAGATATACAGGCTTCAGGAGTTGTTTATAGTAATAACTCATTTGTAAATAATTCAATTACAGCAACTAATGTAACAGTAACAGGTAATATAATACTACAAGGTTCACCCCCCAGTACCCCATCGAGCCCCGGCACTGTAGGGCAAATCGCTTACGGTTCTACAGGAACTAATTTTAACTATCTGTTTGTTTGTACAGCTACTAACGCATGGGCGCGTATACAAATAACAGATACCGGCCCATGGTAAAATAAAAAGATAAAACTATGCCATATACATTAAAACTATCAAATGGAACAGTATTAACTACGGTTAATGATGCTTCTTTAAATATTTCCACAAGTCTAACATTTGTAGGAAGAAATTATTCTGGATACGGCAGTATAATAGATCAAAACTTTGTTTATCTATTACAAAATTTTGCTAATTCCACTATGCCTACTAATTCTATTCAGGGGCAACTTTGGTTTAATACTGGTAATCAACAACTTAACGTTAATTATAATGGTAATGTTATTGGTAATGCTTTTAAAAGTTTAGCTTATCTTAATACATCTACTACACAACCTGCTAGCTTAAACAATGGCGATTTATGGTGGAATGGATCTCAATTAGCAATTTGTAATGGTATCGATTACACTACTATAATCGGACCGCCGGCCAATGCTCAATCATGGGTATTTGATAATTCAAGTTATTGGGATCCAGTTTTATATGATTTAAACACAGATGTTCCGGGGATTACTCCGATACTTACAATAGCTTCTTCAATTACTACTAGTACAACTAATAATTATAATATTCCTGCATTATTTCCTTCCTCAGGGAATCTTCTTGACACTTTTGGAAATGGTGGTATAGTACAAGGAATAACTTTAGCAGGATGTGATGAAAATGGATCTAGCCAGCTTGCCGGAAATTATTTCTGGGGAACTGCTGCGGAAGCATTATCGGCATATGTTAAAACCACTCCAACCTCTAATAATGGAAGTTTTTATGTACCATTTTTTAGTGATTTATCGGGAAATCAATCGGCTTATACTACTTCGACTTTTTATTTTAATCCGGCTAATAATGTATTACACGTTACTGCCAGTGCTGCATTATACGCAGATTTAGCAGAAAGATACGAAGCAGATACTGAGTATGAAATCGGAACGGTAGTTGTAATTGGGGGTGACAAAGAAATCACAGTTACTACTGTGGTGGGTGACATGGCGGTAGCAGGGGTTATTTCACGTAATCCTGCTTATATGATGAATGCCGATGCAGGCAACGACCAAACTCACCCATATGTAGCATTAAAAGGTCGTGTAATGTGTAAAGTAAAAGGACCGGTAAAGAAAGGACAATCTTTAGTTACTAGTACTATTCCTGGATATGCTCAAGCATATTTAGGAACAGAGAATCCTAGATCTATTTTTGCAGTATCATTGCAAGATTTTGTGGGTGAACAGGGATTAATCGAAGTTAAAATTTAAACAGCCATTGGTGCTTTAATAGTAGTATGGCTTTGATAATTTACTAATTCGATATCTTCCATTTCAAAATCGGTAATAACATTAACTTCAGAATTTAATTTTAATTCTGGAAGTGGGAACATCTCACGAGATAATTGTTCTTTTACTTGGTCAATATGATTATTGTAAATATGAGCATCCCCAACAGAAATAATTAAATCGGCAACTTCTAAATCACAGACCTGTGCTAACATATGTGTAAACAACGCATATGATGCAATATTGAATGGCATTCCTAAAAAGAAATCCGAAGATCTTTGATACATATGACAACTTAATTTACCATTATTAACATAAAATTGTGACATTACATGGCATGGCGGCAACGCCATTTGGTCAATTTCTCCAGGATTCCATGCAGTAATAATATGTCTTCGGCTATAAGGATCGTCCTTAATACCTTGCACAAGTGCTAATAGTTGATCATGGTTTTGTAATACAACTTTGTTAATACGTATTAAATGTTTACGCCATTTACGCCATTGTACACCATATATACGACCTAAATCCCCTTTATGTCGTTGATTATGTTTATTAACCCAATTAGGAGCACGAGCATTATCAGTCCAGATTGTTGTCTTATCTGTATAACGCTCGCCGTGTAGAATTTCTCTTAAACGGAACTCATCTCCGCTGCCTTCTAAAAACCAAAGTAATTCACTAACGACGGCTTTCCATGCTAATTTTTTAGTTGTAACAGCAGGAAACCCTTCAGTTAAATCGAACCGCAATTGAAGACCAAAGATACTACGAGTACCAGTACCTGTTCTATCAGGACGATCCTCGCCATTTTCTAAGATATCTTTTAATGCATTAAGATAAACTTGTTCCGAATAGCTCATTCAACTTCTTCAGTAGCAGTCTTTTTAGAAGTTCTCTTTTTAGGAGGATCAATTAGATCTGCTTGTTTACGAAGCTGTTGTGCTTGTTTAAACAATGAATCGGCACGTGAACGTAATTCCGTAGGAGTTAACTCAATGGTAGATGCGGTTTTGGTAGTTACGGGAGTAGAATCTTCTCCCGCATTTACACTAGAACTAGTAGTCTTAGTAGGGTCATCTATTACACTAGTATCTGCCCTAGGCTTAGGACTAGTATCGTCTTGTATTGCTAATTCATCTAATGCAACACCTCTTTGTTCAGCAATAATCATATTCAATTGATCTAATGAAATATCTTCTGACGAACGAGTGGTTGGAGTCATGAGAATGCCTGCCGTGGGAACTTTTTTCAGTTGCCCACGGTTATGCAGCCATTGAAGCATATTGTTGCCATCAGGAAATTTTCTTACAGCTAGTATTTCAGCAAGTTCATTAGCCTGTTGTCCTTCAACACTTTCAACTAATTCCATTAACGTATCATGATAAGACTGACCAAGACTGCCAGTTCCTACAACTAATGCGTGACCCGAATCACCTGGAATAGTACGATAAGCTACAACGATTCTTGCCCCGTTGTTTTTCATTTTTCCTATATGCTTCATCATAAAATTTCTCCTATTATGCTGATGGGGCAGCAGGTGTATTTGCAGATTGTGCTGCAACAGCACTAGTTAAAAACTTATTGAGACGATCGAATGCAGCACCCACAGTGCTGGCTTCGGCTGCTTGGAAAGCACCGCGACGAACTGCTGTATCAACAATAGCAGCAAGATTTTGTAAATCTTGAAGACTTAATTGTACTGGTGCAGTATCTGCATTGCCGGCGGTAACGTCTTGTGTCATGTTTTGATTATCCATTTTAAAAAATCTCCTTGTTGTGTTTATAAATGTAGGGACATCCTAGCATTAGCATAGTAACCTCCCTAAAATCCTCTATACCTATTTCAATTACTTCAATCATCTTATTATTATGATCTACCGAATATTGTTTTTTAATCGCATACCTACTATTTAAGTGGTAGTTAACCCAGTGGTCTAATAATTTGATATCGGTTAACTCTACACTAATTTTGGCAAAATGTTCAGGTATGAACATTAGTTTCCTAAGATTCAATACACTTAACGGATTAACTTCTTTTCGATTCAATGACATTAACTATATACTTTATTTATAATAAGCAGTTTGCCCGAATGGAGAAATGATATTTTCGTTCCCATGAATAATGAATAGTGTTTCACAATAATTCTCATCTCCCCAAGTATAATTTGGGTATCCATCGGTAAACATGATGAATCTTTTGGGTTGAATATCATTTTCTTTCATGTAATTCCAATTACATTCAAACATAGTACCGCCACCACCTGTTAATTCGTAGGTATCTAAATCATCGGTGTTATCGCTGGTAAATTCTGCATAATTATAAATTTCAGTGTCAAAACACCATAATTTAAGTTTAAAGTCTTTATATTCTTCCATAAGACCTTTAACTTCGCTAATCATTTCTCGAGCCATCACGTTAGTAATACTACCGCTCATGTCAAAAGAAACAGCAATATCAATGGTTTCTTCGTTCATCATACCAGGAAGAATAGCCCCACTTTGCTGACTTTTTCGGTTGGGTCGATTAAAACTAAAGTTGCTTTTAATAATACTTTGGATATTCATTCGAAGCATTTGCCGCCAATTCATTTTTGGTTCGGTATAGTCCTTAATCATGCGAGCGACACCTGCAGGAATTTTATCTGCACCTGCTGATTGTGCCGCAGCAATCATTGCTTCTTTAATTTCATCTCGAATTTTTTGTTTTTCTTCGGAAGTAAGTTTAGGGCGACCACTATTATCATCCTCATTTCCTTCACCATCGAGATGTTCGTCTAATAATTCTCCTAATTTATCAAAATCAATTTTATCGGCTTTTTCATAAAGATCATTATAAATTTGTTCATATGACCAACCGCGATATTTGTTATCTTGATAGATTTGAATCCATTCTGGAGATTCACCGATACGTTCATCTTTTAGAATTTGATTAACAGCATAATCGGCAGCGATATTTGATAATGTTGGATCTCTGTCATTTCGACGACCCATATGATCGAAAATATTATGAAGGACTTCGTGAGCAAATCCAAATTCCGCTTCTTTGGGTTTAAGTTTATTTACAAAATCGTTATTGTAATAAAATTTACGACCATCTGTAGCTAATGTTGGTAACCAATCAGTAGCATCGACTAGTTCCAATCTTGTAGCGAGATTTCCAAAAAATGGATGTCGCAACAGTAATCCAATACGAGCAGTAACAAGTTTTTCGATAATCTTATTTTTTTCAGATGTAGTAAAAACTTGTTTTTCAATAACAACTTTAGTTTTTTTATTTGCAGTATTGGCCATATAAAACCTGTTTTACAATTTATCAACAATAATGTATAAGAAGTTATCTTAAATGTCAAAAATATGTTCTTGCAGGCATATTTTTATTCCATAGCAGAAATAATATATTTTCCATATTTTTCGTGGAAACGATCAAAATTCTTTAATTTGCTGGCATCGAATGGTAATTGATAAGTTGTTAAAGCGGTTTTAGCACCCATAACAACAAGTTCAGTTGGGAAATTATCCATCATAAAACCAAAGAAATAATCCGCCATTAAATCCCAATTTTTAACCTTGTTTTTATGAGCTGCACAAAGTTCATAACACAAACTGGTAGTCAATGAATACATTGCTGAAATTTCTTTAATTTCACTTTTTTTGATAACGCCATTGAGAATTTGTTCTGGTTTAGGCATTTGTTTAGCAACTTTACGATGTGCCATAAACTTAACAGCCAATCCTTCTCCAACCGAACCTGCAATAAGATTGGTCAATGTATGGTCATCAAGATCATCATCTTTAAGAATATCGCTAACAAAACTCCAGCTACGAGGTGTAGCAAATGCTCGGCTAGAACTTTTTGGATCAAAATCATATAAATCTTGTTTAGCAAATCCTAGATAGCCTACGACCTGCTCATGAATTGTATTTTTTACAGCCCATTCATGCCAATCTTCGAATTCAGTACGCAATTCAAGATGCAAGAACCGATTTTGCAATGGCGCTGGCATACGATAAGTAACACCTTTATCACTTTCTCGATTACCGGCAGCAACAATGCTAACCCCTTTAGGTAAAATATACGTACCCACTCGACGGTTAAGAATTAACTGATATGCAGCGGCTTGTGTAGCAAGTGCAGCAGAATTAAGTTCATCGAGGAAAAGAATATCGGTACTATTAGGATCGCTGGGCAATTCGATAGGAGGAGCCCAAACCATGGTATTTAGAGAACCATTGTAATAAGGAATACCTTTAATGTCTGTAGGTTCCCAAAGGCTTAGTCGAATATCTCGAACTGTCCTTGATTGTTCTTCACCGATTTGGTGAACAATCTCTGATTTACCAATTCCTGGAGGTCCCCATACAAATACTGGCCTCTGAATATTAATACATTTACGAATACTGCGTTTAGCTTCATTCGGTGTACAAGTGCGATTTACGGAAATTTGCTCGGGCATATCATCCTCAAATTTAATGTTAAAGTAGATTTATCTAATTGACTGGTATAGTTTATATTAAATTACCAGTATTGTCAATATGATTTAAGTAGTGCTACCTTTGTCGATAAAAATCTTTCTACATTTCCTTCAAAAAGAATTAATTGTACTGCCATTTTATCATCGAATATATAAATTTCCGAATTATGCTTATATTTATACCCTTGTTGACTTATAAACCAAGGACAATTAATATAACGATCTAACCATATAACTAATTGATTACTATAAAAAGTTATTTTATGCTCTAATTTTACACAATAAGGTTTTATATTTGCGGTTTTTATTGATTCAAATCCCTCCTCGGTAAGTCGTAGCCCTCCTTGGGATTTGTTTCTAGGATTTTCCCACCAACGATATATGAGTTTTTTAATGGATTTAGGATCCGTCTCTAATCCTAGAATTTCGGCTATCTTATTGGTTATTTCAATTTTTGGATTCATCTAATAGCTTTTCACCGGTGGTTAATTTAAATACAGAAAATTCATCGGTACTGAATAACTTATTTAATTTTTCAGATAAGTTAAAAGCATGCCCAGCATTGGAAAATGATACTTTTTTATATTTTGGACCTAATTGTTGTCCTATTAAACTAGAAATTTTAAGATTAATTGGACGATCTTGATAAAATACCGCCCAAATTGCTTCTGATTCTAAAACTTGTTCTGTTTTATATGTTTTTTTACTGGTTGTTTCTAATAACACTTTGGGTTTTGGGCGCGACATGATATACATAATCTCCGTAAAGTACGTATATATTTATCAAATGTCAATTTAAAATTTTCCCCCGTCCATGTTAATTGAAATAACACTATTAGCATTATTGGTAACAATATCATCTAATTTCCCACTTAACCGTGTCATAACTATACTTAAACTGTTTTGCAAATCTGTAGCATCTTTAATAGATAATACAACATTTTTTTGGTTACTTTTAATAGCAACTCTTACGCGATCTAGGAAATCTTCTATAGGTAATGTGTTTAATTGTTTCATACTTCGTTAAACTTATTTAACAATAGTTTTGATTCTAATTCCGTTTTAACAGGACCGTGAAATGTATATCTTTCTAATGTGATCAGTTTTGGACAGAAACTTTTAACCCATCCTTTACGAAATTTAATAACGTAATGCCCTGCACAATACTGACT